TTTGTTGTCTGATTATTGATTTTTGGCGAAACCATTTGATCATATGACAAGATGTGTATCTACCTTAACTTAATGATTTTGATAAAAATCATTAGGGGATTCATCAGGGCTCAGCAGCAACCAGTGAGCGTCCTGGTTTTAACCGGTTGCTTGCTCGCCTGAAATGTGGTGATCAATTGATTGTGACAAAACTGGATCGCCTTGGTTGTAATGCAATGGATATCAGGAAAACAGTGGAACAACTGACCGAAACAGGTATCAGAGTGCATTGCTTAGCATTGGGGGGCATTGACCTGACCAGTCCAACAGGAAAAATGATGATGCAAGTAATTTCAGCAGTCGCTGAATTTGAACGAGACCTTTTACTTGAACGCACTCATTCCGGGATAGTAAGAGCCCGCGGCGCAGGGAAACGTTTTGGTCGACCACCTGTGTTAAATGAAGAACAGAAACAGGCGGTATTCGAACGAATTAAGTCAGGTGTAAGTATAAGTGCCATTGCCCGGGAATTCAAAACCTCGCGGCAAACCATTTTAAGAGCCAAAGCAAAACTTCAGACACCTGACATATAAAAAATAATCTCGGTGTGAGATGCTTTACGTCTTCCAAGCCCCCTTCCTTGCCGTAAATGGAAAGATACATCTAATTATAGAATTTATATGTTTTACCCTACGGCAGTGCTGGCCATTCAATATCCTGTGCAGTTGACGTATCAACACGGTTCAGCAATACCCGATACTTTTTCCATGCTTCCAGCAACGAGATTTCTTCCTCCGTTGCAATTTCCAGATCTGCAGCATCCTGAAGCGGCGCAATATGCTCACTGGCTACCTGCATCAGGTTGTTTTTTGTTTCTTCCGCCTCCCGGATCCGGAACAGTTTTTCTGCTTCCGTATCCTTCACCCAGGCTGTGCCGTTCCACTTCTGAAACTCCCCTTCCGGCGATAACCAGGTAACATTTTCCGGTAACGGACCGAGTTCAGAAATAAATAACGCGTCGCCGGAAGCCACGTCATAAACCGTTTTACCCCGATGATCTTCAACGAGATGCCACGATGACTCATCACTGTTGAAAACAGCCACGAAGCCAGCCGGAATATCTGGCGGTGCAATATCGGTACTGTTTGCTGGCAGACCTGTATGAGGCGGAATATATGCATCACCTTCACCAATAAATTCATTAGTTCCGGCCAGCAGATTATAAATTTTTATGGTCCGTGGTTGTTCACTCATTCTGAATGCCATTATGCAAGCCTCACAATATAGTTAAATGCGATGTTTTTGACGGTGTTTTCCGCGTTACCAGCAGCGTTAACGGTGATGGTGTGTCCATGTGAACCAATCGCAACGGAGTGCGTATGAGCACCAATACCGACAGTATGTGCATGTGCGCCTGCGCTTGCAGCAGTGCCGGACAGCGAGTGGGTATGAGCACCATCTGATGATGTCTTCCCTGCATTACGAGTCTGGCCACTACCGCTTGTTGTGCTCATAATCCCCGCGCTTAGATTTGAAATCGCGGTATAACCATTAGGGAAAATGCTCGTGTTCGTGCCACCAAATGCACCGGAACTCTTGTGTTGGTGCGCACCGGCACTATTTGCGGTCCCGCTAATACTATGGGTATGCGCCCCGGTGTTATTCGTGGATTTGGTTCCGTAATCAAACGACGATGTGGTTTTCGTCCCCAAATCCGTACTGGATGCGCTGGCGCTGTGGGTGTGCGATTTAATGCCGTCCTGTTCCTGAGATAATACGGCCCGACCACTGGCGGGCTTGCCCTTAATCGTCCAGCCACGCATATCAGGGATCACGCCTGACGGATAAGCAACTGCAAGTTTCGGGTATGCAGATTTGTCAAAAGTCTGCCCCTGCATCAGGGCATAACCAGACGGAACGGTATCTGATGGCCACGGGATTGGTGCACCGACTGGATAAAACTCTGCAGGAGGATGAGCCGAGGTGTAAAGCTGCGCCCACGGCGACCAGTTTGCGTCGGTCGTATCCCGTCGTGAACGAATAAATGCCGGAGCATGAGCACCGCTTGTACCACTCCAGCCGATGAGTAACTCACCTTCGCCAACGGCTGTCATCCCTTTCAGGTGAATGATATTTCCATACGCTGTTGGATATCCGTTGTTATACACCTCGTATAACTCAAGACCTGCTGCCCCCTGCGTATTGTCTGTCAGCGCGGTTACCCGACCTTTTGAAGCCAGATTAACTGATGATACTGCTGTTCCACCTGACGGTAACGCCCCGATCTCTGATGCCGTTGGCTTATTTCTGGAGTTATAGTCCCTTCGCCAGCCAGGTGAATAATCTGTTCCGTGATTAATATAGGTAAACTGGGCGTTAGTTGTTCCACCACCAGTGGAGGTGGTCGGTGTGGTAATGCGGATCGTCATCGCTGACTTTATCCCCATTACTTCAATGACAGCTCCGGCGAGATGAATATTACCGCAGTCAGTATCAGTAATGATTTTATTATTGCCATAAGACCAGGAACCCTTGCACATCCAGTATGGATGGTTAAATGCTCCCTGAGAATCCAGCCACTCGATAAACTGTGCAGTCGTCCAGTTTCCTGTTGTTGTGCTTACTGACCCACCGAAGGCACGGCAGGCACCAATATTTTTCGTAAAGGTATCTTTGCCAGGGATATCCGCACCGTTCTGATCTTTCTGCAGACGTTTCTCAGCATTGTCATTGGCTGCTTTTACTGCCTTTGGTGTCGCGGCAAGCGTTTCAGACGTGCTGTTGGTCGCGCTGCTTAGCTGGATTATCCCTTTCTGTGCTGTCGTTGCATCCTGTGCGGTGTATTTCCCGTTAGCCAGGTCATACGCGGCCTTAACGGCTTTTGGTGTTGCCGCCAGTGACTCGGAAGTGCTGTTAGTCGCACTACTGAGCTGTACTATCCCCTTTTTCGTCGTGCTCGCATCCTCAAGCGCCACGGCGGATGCAATATCCTCTGCCCGTTTTGCTGCTGTCTCGGCGCGCGTTGCTGCGGATTCTGCCGTACTTTTGCTCTGTGCTGCCGCTGCCGCACTGCCAGCAGCCTCTGTCGCCTTCGTGGATGCCGTCGTGGCGCTGCCCCTCGCTGCTGACGCCTGTCTGGTCGCCTCATCTTTTGAAGCAGACGCCGATGATGCCGATGACGCCGCCGAACTGGCGGACGATGCGGCAGCCGTTTTTGAGGATTCTGCGCTGGTTTCCGACGCTTTCGCGTTCGTTTCGGATGTCTTCGCTGCGGAAGCAGACCTCGCTGCTGCGCTGGCCTGTTCAGTGGCTTCGCCAGCCTTCGTTGTGGCTGTTGAAGCGGATGATGCGGCGCTTTCTGCCGATTTTCCGGCGGCGGTGGCACTGACTGCTGCCTCCTCTGCCTTAATGGACGCCTCACGGGCCGATGATGCAGCTGTTGTCTCAGAGTCTGCCGCAGCTGAGGCGCTCTGTCCCGCTGCCGTTTCAGAAGACCTGGCGTTCGTCTCTGACGTTTTTGCCGCCTTCGCGGAATTTCCTGCCGCTGTTGCCGAGGAAGCTGCGCTACTGGCGCTCGAGGATGCGTTCGTTTCTGATGATTTCGCTGCCTCTTTTGAGGCCGCCGCATCCCGGGCTGAGGTGGCAGCTTCTGACGCCTTCGTGGTCGCGGCGGATGCAGAAGTGGCTGCTGATTGTTGTGACGCTGCCGCATTCGTTTCTGACGTTTTCGCCGCAGCGGCACTGGTAGCTGCCGCGCTTTTTGAGGACTCTGCAGCAGCAGCACTTTTCGATGCTTCACTGGCCTTTGTTGATGCCGTTCCTGCGCTGGAAGATGCTGACTGAGCCGACGACGCGGCCTGTCCGGCTGACGTGCTGGCTGCGCGTGCTGAGCCTGCAGCATCAGTCGCATGGGTTGCCGCCTCACGGGCTGATGTGCTGGCATCGCTGGCTGACTTCTTCGCGGCTGCCGTGTTCTGTGCCACCGCGGACGCGTTACGCGCCACCTCTTCCACCATCAGTTCAAAACGGCGCAGTGCCTCAGGACGGGCATCATCCTCCGTCATGGCACCGAGAAAATCATTCAGCGTACCGGGTCGGGAATCTTCATACACGGTGATGGTCCCGGCATGTGACGGCGGGAATCCCTCCACCAACAGAATAACGCTGTACTGCCCGTACTCAACGTCCATGCTGTAACGCCCGGCTTCATCCGGATTTTCTGAGGCCAGCGTGTTCACCACCACCGTGGTGCTGTTACGTTTTGCTTTCAGCTGGATTGTGCAGTTCTGTACCGGTTTTCCTGTGCCGTCTTTCAGTACACCTGAAATCTTTACTGCCATATTCACCCCACAAAAAAGCCCGCCTGAACCGGCGGGCTGTCATAACACTGTGTTACCTGGCTAATCAGAATTTATAACCGACACCCACGATGAAACCGTCAGTGCGCCAGTCACCACTGCCGGAGCCTTCATAAGCAATATCAATGGCCACGGATTCGGTCGGGTTAAACTGCACGCCAGCCCCCCACGCCAGAGACGTGTTGCTGTGGCGACCGTCATCACTTCCGGTCAGCACATCGTGCTTTTTCCCCTTGTTGTCAGTTACGCGGAGATAATCCCCGGAGAAAGTCGACACACGGCTGTAAGCCACACCCGCCATCGCATACGCGCTGAACCATTCATTCACGCGCACAGACGGCCCCGCCATTACGCTGAACCAGCGGTTACGAACGGAATCTTCATGCCAGCGGGTATCGCTGTAACGGGTCAGCTGGCGATTCTTGTCTCCTGCATAGCTGAATGACGTCACCAGCCCCAGTGTGTCCGTAAACTCATAACGGTATTTCACGTTAATCCCGTTCAGATCATCACTGCCGGGGACGTTCGTCGAGGCATGAAGATACCCCGCGCTCAGCGTGGACTGATGTTCAGACGCCCATGCAGGCGCACCGGATACGGCCAGACAAATGGCTGCGGACAAAATTGCTGCACAAACTTTACGCATAATTACCTCTCGCTTTTCTGCAATAAAAAAGGCGTCATTCCTGACGCCCTTTATTGGGGTTATAAATATTTCAACGAATACTGATGCCGGAAGCGGCTTTTTTGGTCACAATCACCGTACAGTCGGTGATATTGCCTGCCCCCTGATTGCCTTTCTGGAAAATCTTAAACTCCAGAGTGACGCTTCCCCTGCCACTCGGCATATCAATAACTGCACTGTAACTACCGGGAATGGCCCCTTTAGTTTCTCTGGATGCGATTAATACGCCGTTTTTGCGAACTTCAAAACCATAACCCGTGTATCGCGTGCCTCCTGGGTTATTTCCGCTCCCCGGATCGTCATACGCTATACCGTTAAAAATAATGGGCGGAATAATAATCTGGCGGTCAAAGTTATGATCATCGCTGATGGTGACTGTAACCGTACCGTTTGGTGTTTCCGTGTTACCCCACGTACCGACTTTTTTCGGGAAGGCTTTTGATACAGCTTTAACGAAATCTCCTCTGACCTGGGTCGCCTCCAGCATGCCCTTAATCGTACAGTTCTGGTTAATCGTGACATTGTTGAGCGTTCCTGAGTTCGCATTCACACTGCCACTGATATCCGCATTTTTCGCCGTCAGTCTCCCGTCTGATGTCAGGGAAAATGCCGGAGGATTACCGCCGCTGGTAATGGTGGGGGCCGTCAGGCGTTTCAGGAACACTTCATTCATGAATATCTGATCGCCCTGACCAACAAACATCGGCTTTGTGTTGCCATTCGCAGGATTAATCATCGCAATCCTGTCTGCTGCCAGCAGCACCTGACTCTGCATGCCGTCAGGGGTGTTCTCAATACCGGCACCGATACCCGCAATATAAAGGCGTCCGTCCTGCATCTGCTGCAGCTTCACTGCCCACATGCTGTTCAGGTTATTATTTGTATCAACCTGAACCTTCTGTATCTGCTGGATCGCTGCACTCTGGTCTTCCAGTTTCTTATTGACGGTCTGCGTGATTTCATTGCTGACATCCGTTATGGACGTCCTGATTTCAGTCAGGTCAGGCGCAAGCTGACCGTTATCAATCTGCGTCCACAGCTCCTGAGCCAGATGGGTTTTCCCTATCTCGCCTTTGAAAAAATCCAGATAGCCTGATGCATCATCACTCGGCTGACCGACAGCCTCCACGAATGCCGATTTGCCAACGGTGTTCACACTGCGAACGTAAAAATAATAATCATGGCCCGGTTTGATATTGATACTGGCGGCTATCCAGTACAGTGCCGTACCAAGATAACGCGCGCTGGTTTCAACCTGCCTGATATCCGCAATCCGTTTTTCCGAGAACCAGAACTCAAACTGTACCGTCGGGTCATAAACCGCAAGATGCGGCGTGGCGGTTATCTGAAAATAGCCCGGCGTCAGCTCAATCCGCGACGGCGCTGCCGGTGCGGCAATCCGGAACGATACCGACGCCGGATCGCCCTGCTGCCCCCACGCATTTACTGCCCGGACTGTCAGCCTGTAGTTCCCCAGAGCCAGTTGTGTGAAGCGGTAAGTGGTTTCCGTCGTCCGGGCCGTGCTGACCAGCCGCTCACGGCCGTCATCCGCTGCCACGGTCAGGCGAAGCAGGAAGCTCACGCCCTTCACCACCTTCGGCGTGTCCCAGCGCGCCAGCACCTGGTATTCCCCGCTGTCTGCGGTGACTTCTGCGGTCAGGTGCTGCACCGCTGGCGGCGTGACACCATTTACCGTGCCGCTCTGGTCGCCGTCAAAGTGCGCCCCGTTATCCACGATGGCCTCTTTTTCCGGTACATGCTGCACGGCGGTGATGGCATACGTGCCGTCGTCGTTCTCACGGATACTCACGCAGCGGAACAGGCGCTGGCGCAACGTCGGCAGCTTCAGCCCCCATACGCTGTATTCAGCAACGCCGTCAGGAACACGGCTCACTTTCACCTTCACGCCGTCGGTGACGGACTGAACCTCCACGCTGACCGGACTCCCCTGCCCGTCAACCAGGCTTATCAGCGTGGTGCCGGAAGATGGCAGCGTGATTTCACGGTCGAGCGTCAGCGTCCGGGTCTGGCTGTTTACCGCCAGCACGCGCCCGCCGGTGCGGATACCGGCATAGTCATCATCGCAGATTTCAATGACATCGCCCGGTACATGGCGAAGCCCTTCGGCACCCACGCTGAAGTCCACGGTCTGCGTTTCCAGCAGTTCTGTTTTAATCAGCCACAGCCCGGCGCGGTGTGCCTGCCCCCGGCTGGTACAGCCAAAAGCATCCATCTTCGTGACGTTACGACCGTAACGGGCAATGGCCTGCGTGTCCTCCACAAGCTCTGTCGCCGTCTCCCAGCCGTTATTCGGGTCAATCCAGTTCACCTCAACGGCATTATGGCGGTCCTTCAGGGCGCTGAAGCTGTAGCGGAACGGCGCACCATCATCCGGCATCACCACATTACTGCGGTTATAGGTCCACACCTTATCCGACGGTCGGTCCTGCACGAACGTCAGCGTCTGCCCGTTCCATACCGGCATACAGCGCATCGCAGAGCAGAAATCACTGAGCACATCCCACGCCTTGCGCTGTGTGGTCAGGTACGCATTACAGGTGATGCGCGGCTCTGTGCCGCCAAAACCGTCCGGCACCGACTGATCGCAATGCTGGCCGATGACATACAGCGCCCATTTGTCCACATCCGCCGCACCAAGACGTTTCCCCATGCCGTAGCGCGGATGGGTCAGCATATCCCACAGACACCAGGCCATGTTGTTGCTGTATGCTGGCTTAAACGTTCCGTCCCAGATACCGCTGTATTGCCGCGTCTGCGGGTTATAGTTCGACGGCACCTGCAGAATGCGCCCGCGCAGATGATAATTACGGCTCACCTGCTGGCTGCCGAACTGCTCCGAATCCACCTGCACGCCGACCAGTGCCGTGTTCGGGTAGCACTGTTTCACATCGATGATTTCGGTGTATGACGACCAGAGCGTTTTGTTCTGCAGCTGGTCTGTGGTGCTGTCCGGCGTCATCCTGCGCATCCGTATATTGAACGGGCGCGGCGGCAGGTTACCCACCACCACCGAGGCCAGATACTGCGAGGTGGTTTTGCCCTTAATGGTGATGTCTTTTTCCGTCACCCAGCCACCATTACGCTGGATCTGAACCAGCAGGCGGACTTCCGACGGATTCCGGTCCCCCTTTGAGGTGGTTTCCACCAGTGCCTGCACGCCGAAGGTAAAGCGCAGACGGTCGATGTTTGCAGACGTAATGGTGCGGGTGATCGGCGTGTCATATTTCACTTCCGTACCCAGCACCGTCTCGGAGCCGGAGGATTCAAACCCCTCCGGCGGTGTCTGCTCCTGCTCACCGGCACGGAACACCACCGTGACACCGGAGATGTTGGTATTCCCCTCAGTGTCCAGCACCGGCGTACTGTTCAGCAGCACGCTTTTTAATCCATCCACCGGACCTTCAACCGGCCCTTCGCTGATGGCATCGATCACACTCAGCAACTGCGTGGACTTCAGGTTGTCCTTCGCTTCGCGCGGGGTATGCCCCTTACTGCTGCCTTTACCCATTCCTCACGCTCCATAAATGACAAAACCGCCCGCAGGCGGTTTCACATAAAACATTTTGCATCAGCGACCAATCACCACAACCTGACCACCGTCCCCTTCGTCTGCCGTGCTGATCTCCTGAGAAACCACGCGAGACCCCACGCGCATTTCCCCGTACAGAACAGGCAGAACATTGCCCTGGGCAACCATGTTATCCAGTGAGGAGAAATAGGTGTTCTGCTTACCGTTATCCGTTGTCTGTGTACGGGGAGTTCTGGCTTTCGGTGCCAGCATCTGCGCCACACCACCGAGCACCATACTGGCACCGAGAGAAAACAGGATGCCGGTCATACCACCGGTCCCAATGGCTGCCCCCCATGCTGCAAGGGTGGCTCCGGCGGTAAAGAATGATCCGGCAATGGCGGCAGCCCCCAGGACAATCTGGAATACGCCACCTGACTTGGCCCCGGCGACTCTGGGAACAATATGAATCACAGCGCCATCAGGCAGAGTCTCATGTAACTGCGCCGTTAACCCGGACGTGCTGACGTCCCGCCCGGCAATCCGTACCTGATACCAGCCGTCGCTCAGTTTCTGACGAAACGCCGGGAGCTGTGTGGCCAGTGCCCGGATGGTTTCAGCCCCCGTTTTCACACGAAGGTCGATGCGGCGACCAAATCGTTGTAAATCCCCGTAAAGGCAGATGCGCGCCATGCCCGGTGACGCCAGAGGGAGTGTGTGCGTCGCTGCCATTTGTCGGTGTACCTCTCTCGTTTGCTCAGTTGTTCAGGAATATGGTGCAGCAGCTCGCCGTCGCCGCAGTAAATTGCGGCGTGATTCGGCACTGATGAACCAAAACAGCACAGCAGCACATCGCCCGGCTGTGCCGCTGACAACGGCACCTGATACAGCCCCGTCGCCTCCAGATTATCCAGATAGAGATTCTGGCCGTTACGCCACCAGTCATCCTCACGATAAAAGTCCGGCATCTCAATCCCCGCCAGATGATAAGCATCCCGGAACAGTGTGTAACAGTCCGTCACACCGTGCTCAAAGCGCCGCCCGGTGAGATGCGGCACACAGCGGAACTTATGAATCGTCCCCCGGCAGACCAGCCACCACGGCAAATCACTCTGCACCTGCAGCCGCCGGTCGGCCTCACTCAGCCAGGGCAGACCACCGGGGTGGCTGTGGACCAGCGCCACAATCTCACCCTGCATTTCTGCCTGCAGCCAGTCTTCCGGCGACATACGGAAATACGCCTCCGGCTCACCGGAGATATTCACGCAGGGAAAATATCTTTCCCCCTCCGGCGTGCTTACCACGAAGCCGCACGACTCCGCTGGCGCACATCGCCGGGCGTGCGCCAGAATCGCTGATTCTGTCTGTGTCATGGGATTTACTGCGAAAGTTTGTTAATGGAAAGGAAGCCGCCAAAGTTGCCGACGTTATTGCGGAACTTACAACCGCTCAGGCATTTGCTGCATTTATCCTTCGTGATATCGGACGTTGGCTGGTCATATTCATCCGCGACAGCCGGACCGCTATAACCGCACTCGTCACCGCGATAGGTCCAGGTGCAGGTGTTGGCCAGCATGATACGTCCCGGAAAAACAGCGCCATCCGTTTCCGTCGGCGTGGACAGTACAAAGGAGGCACTCACCGCGCTCAGTTCGCTGCACTGCTCAATGCGCCAGCGGCTGATCACCTCCTGCTCCGGATCGGCGTAACTGTTTCCGTTGACGAAGTTCAAAGTTCACCGCATCCAGAAAACGGGCGTAAACCTTACGCCGGACCACCGTTCCGCCGACCAGACTCTGCATATCTTCCGCCATCCCGGTGACCATACCGTACAGGTTAGAAACCGTCAGCGTGGGGCGCGTACTGGTGCCTTTGCCATTCAGTTCAAAACCGCTCCCCTGAATGGGATACGGCTGATACTGTCGCCCCTGCCAGGTGACCGGCTCACCTTTTTCGTTCTGCTCATTACAGAAAAAATAACGTTCTCCACCGACCTCTGTCAGGTCGATTTCCCAGAGCACCACGCTGGCCGACTGCTCCGCACGGGTGCATTCATTCAGTGTTTCCTGCCGGATATCCTGCATCAGTTCACCACCTGTTCAAACTCTGCGCTGAACTCAACACGCAACATACTGACCCGCGACGACCATTTTGCGCAGGTCACCTTTATCTGCCGCCACTCATAAGGCGGCGTCCACAGAAAGGATTTCCAGCCCCCGTGCTCTTCCAGAAACGACTCCAGTACCGTGGCCTCCTCACGGGGGACAGAAAGCGTCACGCTGTACGTTTTCAGGTTGGCATTCAGCCCGGCAGGCGCTCGCTGAGAATAGCCATCACCAAAGCGCACCTTTCTTACAGAAGGGACCGAAGCCACATCCATACCGGGTTTCACTTTCCAGCGGAAGGTCTTCATCGTCCACCTCCGGAGAACAGGCCACCATCACGCATCTGTGTCTGAATTTCATCACGGGCACCCTTGCGGGCCATGTCATACACCGCCTTCAGAGCAGCCGGACCTATCTGCCCGTTCGTGCCGTCGTTGTTAATCACCACATGGTTATTCTGCTCAAACGTCCCGGACGCCTGCGACCGGCTGTCTGCCATGCTGCCCGGTGTACCGACATAACCGCCGGTGGCATAGCCGCGCATCAGCCGGTAAAGATTCCCCACGCCAATCCGGCTGGTTGCCTCCTTCGTGAAGACAAATTCACCACGGTGAACAATCCCCGCTGGCTCATATTTGCCGCCGGTTCCCGTAAATCCTCCGGTTGCAAAATGGAATTTCGCCGCAGCGGCCTGAATGGCTGTACCGCCTGACGCGGATGCGCCGCCACCAACAGCCCCGCCAATGGCGCTGCCGATACTCCCGACAATCCCCACCATTGCCTGCTTAAGCAGAATTTCTGTCATCATGGACAGCACGGAACGGGTGAAGCTGCGCCAGTTCTGCTCACTGCCGGTCAGCATCGCCGCCATATTCTGTGCAATACCATCAAAGGTCTGCGTGGCTGCACTTTTTACCTGCGACATACTGTCCGTGGCGCTCTCTTCCCACTCACTCCAGCCGGACTTCAGGCCTGCCATCCAGCTCCCGCGAAGCTGGTCTTCAGCCGCCCAGGTCTTTTTCTGCTCTGACATGACGTTATTCAGCGCCAGCGGATTATCGCCATACTGTTCCTTCAGGCGCTGTTCCGTGGCTTCCCGTTCTGCCTGCCGGTCAGTCAGCCCCCGGCTTTTCGCATCAATGGCGGCCCGTTTTGCCCGTTGCTGCTGTGCGAATTTATCCGCCTGCTGCGCCAGCGCGTTCAGGCGCTCCTGATACGTAACCTTGTCGCCAAGTGCAGCCAGCTGGCGTTTGTACTCCAGCGTCTCATCTTTATGCGCCAGCAGGGATTTCTCCTGTGCAGACAGCTGGCGACGTTGCGCCGCCTCCTCCAGTACCGCGAACTGACTCTCCGCCTTCCACAAATCCCGGCGCTGCTGGCTGATTTTCTCATTTGCTCCGGCATGCTTCTCCAGCGTCCGGAGTTCTGCCTGAAGCGTCAGCAGGGCAGCATGAGCACTGTCTTCCTGACGATCGCCCGCAGACACCTTCACGCCGGACTGTTTCGGCTTTTTCAGCGTCGCTTCATAGTCCTTTTTCGCCGCCGCCATCAGCGTGTTGTAATCTGCCTGCAGAATTTTCCCGTCCTTCAGTGCCTTGTTCAGTTCTTCCTGACGGGCGGTATATTTCTCCAGCGGCGTCTGCAGGCGTTCGTAAGCCTTCTGCGCCTCTTCGGTATATTTCAGCCGTGATGCTTCGGTATCACTCTGCTGCTGCGCATTTTTGTCCTGTTGAGTCTGCTGTTCAGCCTTCTTTCGGGCGGCTTCAAGCGCAAGACGGGCCTTTTCACGATCATCCCAGTAACGCGCCCGCGCTTCATCGTTAACAAAATAATCATCCTTGCGCAGATTCCAGATGTCGTCCGCTTTCTTAAACGCTGCTTCGGCTTTCTCCAGCATTTCCTGAGCGGTATCAGGACGACCAATATCCAGCACCGCATCCCACATGGATTTGAATGCCCGTGCTGTATTGCCTGCCCAGGTCTCCAGCGTGCCCATGTTCTCTTTCAGGCGGCGGGTCTGGTCATCAAACCCCTGTGTTGCGGCCTCGTTCGCCGCCTGCAATGCCCCGGCTTCATCGCCGGAACGCTGCAACTGAGCAACATACGCAATCTGCTCCGCCGTCACGTTATGGAACTGGCGTGCCATCGCCGTCAACCCCGACGTCGGGTCTGTGGTCAGCTTCCCGAAGGCTTCAGCGACCTTGTCCACCTCCACACCGGATGCAGAGGAGAAACGCGCCACACTCTGGCTGATGGACGCAATCTGAGCCTCACCGCTTACTCCCGCCTTAACCAGTGCGCTGAGTGACTCGCTGGTCTGGTTAAACGTCAGCCCTGCCGCCTGCCCGGCTCTGGACAGGACCAGCATGCGATCTGCCGTCAGACCCGACTGATTGCCGGAAAGGACCAGCGTTTTGTTGAAATCGGACAGGGTTGAGTTGCCCTGATACCAGGCATACGCCAGCGCACCGGTCGCCACCGCCAGCGAGGTGGCCCCCACCATCGGCAGGGTGATCGCACCGGCAAGCCCCCGGAACATGGGGATCATCCCGCCGAAGGAGTCCTTCACCTGACCCCTCTGTTGCAGCAGGATCAGCCACGGACTTTGCCCGCCTGCAAGCTGCGTGGCCACGTCAGTGAACTGCGCAGGCAGCATACGCATGGCGGCTTTATACTGCCCGACGGAAATTCCCGCTTTCTGTGCAGCCAGCGCCTGCCGGTTCATCGACTGTTCAACGACTGCCGCTGTTTTTTTCGCATCACTTTCCGTACCGGAAAAATGACGCCTGACTCTGGCCATCTGCTCGTCAAATCTGGCCGCATCCAGACTCAAATCAACGACCAGATCGCCTACCGGTTCAGCCATACCGGACTCCTCCTGCGATCCCTTCTGATACTGTCATCAGCATTACGTCATCCTCCGTCATGTCCGCCACATCCGGGGAAGTAGGGATAACTTCATTCCCGTCCGGGCCAAAACGAACGCCTCCGGCAAGCCCTGCCGCTTTCTGCATCAGCACATCATCTTCAGGCTCTTCGTCAGCCTCACGCCGGTTAAGCAGACTGAAATCCAGCGGATGCATATCCGGATCGCTGAAAAACAGGCTGAGCACGGTGTACGTCAGCCCGGAAAAGTGCATATCCAGCAGAACATCATGAAAATAATGGGTACTGTAAAAGCGGTGCCAGTCGGCATACTCCGTGGATGACATCCCGGCAAGCATGGCACGCCAGTCGGGTCGCCCCATCTCACGCGCCAGTTTCAGGGCAAAACTCAGCTCACCGTCGAACACTTTCCCGCAGAAACAGGCTCTGCAGGCCCGGCGTCCTCTGCCTGTTCAGGGGTATTATTCACAACAAACTCATACATACCGGACAGCCGGTACACCACGTTTTCAGCATGAGAAATTGCCTCTGTGGGCCAGGTGGTAAGCACTTCCTGCTCAATCTGTTTAACGGCTTCATTCATGGAAGGCAGCTTTGTCTTCTTCGGATGGTTATGCCACAGGGACATCGCCACCAGAAACGCGCCGGTTCTGATGGCGTCTTCCACAGTAAACTTCCGGTTGCTGTCTGACTCCGCCTGTTCTGCCTGCCGTTTCATCAGGGCGAGATGCTCAATACGCTGCAGGGCTGACAGTTCAGAAAGCGTGACGGTCACACCGTTATGTTCAAATGATTCGGTTTTCAGGAACATCTCTGACTCTCCGGATTAACTGGCGGTGACGTTGATTTCTGCAACCGCAGCAAACTCACCATTACCAGATACGACCGGAATGTTGACCTTGCCTGCAGCAACACCTTTCACGGTGATGGTCATACCACTGACCGACACGGTGGCTTTTGTTTTATCCGCAGACACCGCACGGAAGCTCTTGTCGGTTGCGCCCTCCGGCTGGAATGCCACGGTCAGCGTGGTGCTCTGCCCTTTCACTACGGAAGCACTGGCGGGTGTCACCGTCATGCCGGTTGTCGCCGTCACCGTGCTGCGATCTTCTGCCATCGACGGACGTCCCACATTGGTGATCTTCACCGTGCGGGTAATCACTTCCTTCGCCGTCACCGCCTTACCGATACTGCTGACCCAGCCACGGAACACATCGACCGTGCCGTTCGGGAAGCGGATTTTATAGGCACGGGTATCACCTTCATTAAACCACGCCAGCAGCGCCTGCTGCCCCTGCTCTCCGGGCATCCACGCCAGCGTGAAGCTGGTATCTCCGGCAGATTTCTGCCCCTGCCCGGTCGCAGTCCAGTCTGCATCTTCATCATCGAGATAGCTGTCGTCATAGGACTCAGCGGTCAGTTCGCCGGGCGTCAGGTCTTTAACTTTTGCCAGACGCGACCAGTCAACGTCTGAAAGCGGATTCGCATAAGGGTCACCGCTCCCCTTATAAACCCACAGGGTGGTCCCGGCACCTTTCACCGGCATTGTAGGATTTGGTACAGGCATAGCGTCCTCACATTTCATAGGTAATGACATAAGTCAGATCGGCTGAACTCCACAGGCCCGCATCATCGTCGCGCCGGTAGTCATAGCCGCTGGCCACCATACTGGTGATCAAATCTGACAGTGCCGGGATATCACTCATCACCGGATAAATCCGGGACTCCATCCACGCATCCAGCTCTGAATCCGGCACCTGAGCAGGCAGGAAAACTTCGATATGCAGCTCCGCCTGCCAGGTATCGCTGTCCAGCTCTTCGCCCGTGTATTCAGCGCCGGTGAGATAAACGGCAACTGCCGGAAAATCCGCCTCATCAAAAACAGCGGGGCGACCATCAAAAAACGTCGCCCCGGTGTCATGCTTCTCCAGTGCATCCAGTACGGCTGCACGGAGTTCAGTATGTTTCATCGCTTTATTACCATCCTCAGTTGATGCTGCAGCGCATAGCCCAGCTCTTTCGGAAGACGTTCACGCCGTATCCGCTCAATATTCTGTTTAAACGCCGTGGTCAGCGGCACCGCCATCGGGATTTTCACCACATCAATGGGGTAACGGTTTTTCCCGGCCACACGCTGCATGACATGCCACCGGCCATTTTTCAGTTGCTGAATAAACGCGCCGGGAATACGACGGTTACCCACCACAAGCACGCTGCCGCCACCTTTCAGGGCTGAACGCTGCCCCTTTTTACGACGCCTGCGTCGGGACAGGACAATCCGCGCGTTACCCAGCTTTATTACGGGCAAATCCCCCCGGTTAACTTTGATTCTGGCCTGCGGATTTTTGACCGTGGCCCTTTTCAGCCTGGCCCTTTCCTTTACCAGTTTCCGGCGTACCTTTGTCTCACGGGCAACCTGTGACGCCGACTGCGATATCGCGGATGAAGCAACGCGGTTAATGGCCATTGCGGCGGCACCGGGCACCGCCGTTCTGCTGATACGGCTGAGGTTTTCAACGGCCTGCTCAAGACCTTTTATGGCCATACATCCCCCTTTCAGCGGCGACGGTTAACGGCAGGCGGTACGCCCCGCCCAAGCCAGAGATGACAACTTCCGCCATCATCCGGCGAAACCCGGTCTATCCAGAAGTTTTCCTCACCGATGGTCAGCGTGTCTCCACGCCGCAGTTGCCGCACATCATCAGTCCGGACAAACAGGGACGGGCTGGAGCCTTCAACGCGCACGCCCTGTCCGGCATAGCTGATATTTTCAGGGTCATCAAAAACACCACGTATTACTGCGCCGGACTGCTCACCGGATGTCATGGTGGCTGACGTTCCCATGTACCCGCGTATCGTTTCATCGGCGCGGGCAATGGCAGCATCGAACAGGTTATCGAAATCAGCCACAGCGCCTCCCGTTATTGCATTCTGGCCAGGCCGCGCTCTGTCATTTCGGCTGCCACACCGGCAGAGACACGAAACGCCGTTCCCGGCAGCACAAATGCCACAGGTTCATCCCGCGTGGCGTGAAGTGCATCAGTATGCAGCTTCACCAGTGCCACGACCGTGACCAGTTCAGACGTATCCAGAATCACGGTATCCGGCTGCGCTGATCCCACCTCATTTTCATGTCCGGTCAGCACATTTTCCCGGCTGAGAGGGGTGTCCTGACCGGCAGTTTCATCCGTGTCATCAAGCTCCTCTTCCAGCTCTGCCACACGGAGCGCCAGTTCTTCTTTCGTCCCCGTCAGGCTGACATCACGGTTCAGTTGTTCACCCAGCGACCGGAGACGGGCAATCAGTTCATCTTTCGTCATGGACTCCTCCACAGAGAGAAAATGGCCCCGAAGGGCCATGATTACGCCAGTTGAACGGACACGAACTCATCAGGATCAGCCAGCAGCATCAGCGGTGCTGACTGAATCATGGTGAACTCTCGCGCCGGATCGCCGGATGTCTTCCAGTTTTTCGGATAACGGGGAGACGCATTAATACCCTCACTCAATGCATCCGCATCCTGAATACAGCCATAGGTGCGCAGACCGCGTGCATGAGTGTTACCCAGCACCATCGTGTTGTCCGGCAGGAAGTTCTTTTTGACGCCGTTTTCCACGTACTGTCCGGAATACACGACGATGGCCACATCTCCATACATTCCCTTATAAGACACCGCTTTGCCCAGGTCTTTTACCGCTGTCTCCAGTTCGGAATGAGAGCCGCGACGGGTATCCAGCTTCTCCCTGACGGCTTTGAAGGAACGGAACAGCGCCCAGCCTTTCGGATCAAACACGATGATATTCACCACGCCGCTGGCGTTCAGCGCGTAGGCTTCGATATCGTCGGTCGGATCATACGTGGACTTGTCACGCTTGCTCCACTCCGTGCCGCCGGACTGCGTGATGTTGTTGGCCGCACTGCGGCCCATATCCACCTCAACCGGATCGAAGGCTTCACCAGTCATGGTGTATTTGCCCTTGAGCACGGCAGAAACGGCCTGCATCTCTTCGACCTGAGCAATGGCCAGCTCTTCGTCACGCATGTTCTGCATGATGATGCGACGGCGGCGGTAAGCCGGGTCCGCCAGATTCTGCGGATCTTCATCCGGCAGGCGACGCAGGGTCATCTGCGGATTCACCTCATGCTTGGGTTACATGAGTCAAATATGAAAGGAACTGAATGATTTTTAATGAAATAAATGGCTCTCTCTATCAAAATACAGCTAAAAAGCAATACACGTAGCAATACAGCGCTTCGCAAAGGTATGTCACTATATCTACTAGTGCCAACCAGAATACGAATATCTTTGCTTTGCTTCTTCTGGGCTCATACCCACTAGTAAAGATACTAATTCAAAGTCAGGTTGTGGAATTGGAATCAATGCAGCCAAATATGCTGGCTTATTGAGAACAATTGTTGATAATTTAGCTTTATTCACCTTAGATAACTCAATATTACTTTCCGCTACCTTCGGGAACTCCATAATAAATGAATCAATTTCCCTTATGAGATAATCGATCAACGCCACTATACTTTCTGTCAAATCAATATATTTTGACAACTCACTAGCACCAATTTCTTTCTTTATTTCATCCAATTTAATTTCAAACACTGGCTTGTCTTTACTGGCAATATTAGACAAACGTTTCTTTAAATCTGAATCAAGCTGATTCCTGACAATTAAACTTTTCAAAACAAAATTATAATTAAACAAAAAAGCATCAATTCGAGCAATATTCCTCCATGACTTTCCAATTTCTTCATCTGACGGCATAATAAGTTCATGTTTTAGTATCTTGTACTTAATAAAAAAAACAAACCTCTCAAATAGAGATTTATTAGCTGTGGGTATCTTTTTTATAAATGAAAGACGGCTAATATCGAAATTTACCTCCCCGGCGTTAAATAAAAATTCATTTATTGCCAGCGCTCTTAATATTGGATTTCTAGATCTCAAACCAATATAACTACTTTTAATTCCCACAAGTGTATTTATCATCTGAAAAGAAACCATCATAAGCGTATTAGCAGAATTAAATTTCTCCGTTTCTATTTTAATCTTCTCCTGCCTATTATTGATGCAATAAGCAGTTAAGCCTCCCATAAGCGCCGATAAAAAAGATAATGCAATAGGGAATACATAATCTTTTGTATAATCAACATCTGCTTTCAACATTAGTATTGCTTTAGCAATCAAAACTGCATCAGGGGTCATGTTAGAGCCGTCATTAAAAATTAAACACAACACCCATAAAATATAACAGCTTATTGTTTAGAAAAGCAATATCATACACTCTATGATAAGCGTAATATCTGACAGGCATGGTGTGTTACGACACTTAATTAAACGTAATTTGCTAAAATTTTACACACAGAATCACACCAGGCTCTAACTCTCCTTTCATTACAATTGTAAGCATACAATTATCCTACCAGAACTTTATTGTTGAGCTCTCCCTTTTGAGCCCATCCCATAATGAATTGACGAAAGAACCGTATCTGTGGAGTAATCATTTCTGCGCGGTTCTATGTCGAAGACAAAATGTGGTATGCGCATCTAGTCAGAGGGAAAGCAATTTTTCAGGGAAATATCATCTCTACATGGTTAAAACAACCAGAAGAAGTTATCAAGCAAGTTGGGTATGAAGATTTTCCTATAATAGTAACGAAACGGGTTTCACCTGAGCGGTTGTGTTCGATCCGCCACAATACGCATAGGATGCCCTGTAATCCGTATTCTGCTTACTCAACAGCTTACCAGCAGGACTCGTAAGGCTGTTGCGATAGTGCAGAAGTAGGCCACGACCATAAAGTGAAGCCAGTGGCGCGTTATCGACTACTTTAGTGTAGAGCCTGATTTCAACGCAAGCATGAGAGTTTTTTCTGGCGATAGGCCGTGACAAACAGCAACAAAATCAGAGAAAGGAAACGGCAGAGGCCAAAAAGCCCGTTTTCAGCGCCTGTCATTTCCTTTCTTTTCAGGGGGTATTTTAAATAAAAACATAAAGTTACGGCAAAGAAGAACGGAAAAGCCTTAAACCGGAAAATTTCCATAAATAGAGAAAAACTGCGCGCCTGACGCCCCGTAACGTTCTGGATCGCCGGAAAGGACCCGCCAGCCAGAGCGGGCCCTAATTTCATCAACCAATCAGCTTATAGCGACCATCCCGTGCATTGCGGCGTACACGCTCAATCTTGAGGCATAGCGCCGCATCTGGCTTTTTTGGGACAGGTACGCGGCAATATTCAGAAGCGCGAGGAATATTATTTATCCAGTCGATCACTTCACTTAAATACCAGGCCTTACGCCCTTCCGTAACCTGCACACGCTCCGGGAACTCTCCACTAGCCTCAAGGTTTAGCAGTGTACGACGACTCAGGGTTGTAATTTCCATCACCTGATTCATATCAACAAGGCGCTCGCTTAAACACATTTTGTCAGCGATAGCTTTTAATTCCTCTACAGCTGGATTCGGGTACATCATTTCGGCAATTGGCTTAAGGTCATTGTAATCATTCTGCATTGTATCCCCCTTTACACACGAGCCAGCGGCTGAACAGAAATACCTGAGCCAACAAACGCTGCAACCTTTACTGACAGTTCTTTAACAGACTCAGGCCAGTTCAGAGCATCAACATTTAAGACACCTGTCTTATAGACCTGAGCCTGTGTTTTTTTCGCGGTGTCGATTTGTACAGCGGAAACATAAACCGCTTTACCTACGCTCGAACCATCCCATACCACCAGTGCACCTGTTGCATCTTCCTGCATCAGTGGCGTAAATGCAGGAATTACCCCTTTATTAGCTGAAAATATCCCCAGCGTAGTCACCAGTGCTTCAGTGCCAGCCATGAGTTCAGTGTAATGAGTAGCCATTGCTCCCCCTTAGCCAATGCGAACGGTAACAAAACGATTGATGCGGGCCGGTATTGGCTGTGGTGCTGAATGTGTCTGCACATATTCAATAGCCGGATCACCAGGCACAATATAGTTTTTCGGTGCAAGTTCGGCTTTAGTCAGCCCCATTCGGATTAGCTCCGGATCCTGAATACCGCCATAGGCGACAATCCCCTGAAGAGCCGTATTGCCAAGCACCATCAAATCAGGATCAAGGAAATGTTTTTCTGTTCCGTCCTCGTCGGTATAACGCCCGCTGTAAACAACAATCGCAACATCGCCCATATACCCTTTAAAACTCACCGAATCACCAAGGTCTTTAAGGGCCGTTTCCAGTTCGGAATTAGAACCACGACGGGTATCCAAAGCCTCTTTTATCGCTCTGAATGAACGGTATTTCTTCCATACATTACCACCCATAATGATGATATTAGTGACGCCCTCACTAAATTCTGCGTAGCTCTCAATATCATCATTTGGATCAAAAGTTTCTTTATCCTTACCTGACCACTCAGTACCGCCAGACTGAGTGATGATATTTTGTGGTTTTATATTCCAGTCCAGCTCATAACGTTCAATACCATCGCCCTCAATGATATTTTTCCCCGTTGTGATTGCCTGAACAGCAAGCCATTCAATACGTGCACGAATAGCTTTAGCCTGATTTACAATCGCCTGTTTAACTTTAATATTACGCGCCCCAAAAGCATTGTATTGCTCAGGTGACACACCAACAGGGCGCACAGCTAACTTATTTGGATCAATGCTGCTTTTCGGCTTCATATAACCTGGACGAATTGTTTTTGATTCGTATCCCTCATCTCGTGAAACTTTACTGCCCACCATAGGAGAGCAAAACGCCGCGATCGGGATATTTGGATCGTCGATCGTATCAAGAATAATGTCTCTCGATTCAAACATTACCGAGCGAGTGAAAAACAAACTGGTAAACAACGCATTTAATTTTTTTTGTACATCTACAGCATTAACCACCTGTACAAGCTGAGTAGGCGAATATAAATCAACCATACGCATCCTCTTTGCATTCATTAAAAATAATTGTGGATATATGCTATCACCGATATTTGTCATGCGAACACATGCAACCGAGTGCAATGTTGTATAAAGTTTTGGGGTGACAACTTCAGTGCGGACAATTAGTGTTAATATCTTCACTCCCTTTGGTCGGGATTTATGTAGCATGCCGGAAAATTTATTTTTTCCGGCCTTTTTTTATTGGCAATATTTAAAACGGGGGTGATGCTGCCAACTTACTGATTCAGTGTATGATGGTGTTTTTGAGGTGCTCCAGTGGCTTCTGTTTCTATCAGCTGTCCCTCCTGTTCAGCTACTGACGGGGTGGTGCGTAACGGCAAAAGCACCGCCGGACATCAGCGCTATCTCTGCTCTCACTGCCGTAAAACATGGCAACTGCAGTTCACTTACACCGCTTCTCAACCCGGTACGCACCAGAAAATCATTGATATGGCCATGAATGGCGTTGGATGCCGGGCAACAGCCCGCATTATGGGCGTTGGCCTCAACACGATTTTACGTCACTTAAAAAACTCAGGCCGCAGTCGGTAACCTCGCGCATACAGCCGGGCAGTGACGTCATCGTCTGCGCGGAAATGGACGAACAGTGGGGCTATGTCGGGGCTAAATCGCGCCAGCGCTGGCTGTTTTACGCGTATGACAGGCTCCGGAAGACGGTTGTTGCGCACGTATTCGGTGAACGCACTATGGCGACGCTGGGGCGTCTTATGAGCCTGCTGTCACCCTTTGACGTGGTGATATGGATGACGGATGGCTGGCCGCTGTATGAATCCCGCCTGAAGGGAAAGCTGCACGTAATCAGCAAGCGATATACGCAGCGAATTGAGCGGCATAACCTGAATCTGAGGCAGCACCTGGCACGGCTGGGACGGAAGTCGCTGTCGTTCTCAAAATCGGTGGAGCTGCATGACAAAGTCATCGGGCATTATCTGAACATAAAACACTATCAATAAGTTGGAGTCATTACCTAAAACGGGATATCATCTCCCCATTGCTCATTATCTCCCACTGGTGGCTGGCTTCCTTGCTGATCTGCCTGTTGTTTTGCTCTGTTCAGTGCGTCAGTAGCCTGCCCCTGTTGGCCTTTATTGCCGCCCGGTCGCACCGATCGCGCACTGATTACGCTGTCTGCGATAACCTGCCAGCCCTGCCGCGTTTCGCCGTTCTGTCCAGTCCACTGGCTCATCTGCATGTTACCCGCCACGCTCAGGAGTTCGCCTTTGTGATGCTTTGCCAGCGCGTCGGCTTGTCTGCCAAACGCCAGGACAGATAACCACATCGTCGCCTGACCGTCATCCGACTGACTGCAGGGCAGTGATACCGCCATACGCGCCAACGTCATGGGGGTGCCCTTGCTGGTCTGTTTTGTCTGCGGGTCGTCCACCGACCGCCCGTAAACTGATATTTGCGCCGTCATGCGGCCTGCTCTCCGGACTTAATATTGATTGTTGTCACTTCCTCCGCTTCAGCAATCTCCCGTTCGGTCAGAGTGGCAAAGTTTGCAGCCGCCGTTGTCATGAATGCGCTAATCAGTTCGGGATGTGCTTTCGCGTATCCTTCCCCGGCGTTGCGGTCGATGATTTTTATCGACACCCTTAACCAGTATTCCGTCAAATCAAGGGCGTGCGATTGTGATTTTTTTGTGTGCTTCGCTGTCATAGGCTTTATCTCACAGCAGTAAATTAAAATTTTTGCGTTTTAACCCTTCATCTGTTCACCTTTTGATATTTTCTCTTTTAATTCATAATGTTAATGGGTAAACAGTTTCACAAAAACTATTCACCAACTGTTCACCACTGTTCACCCTTGAAGCTCAATAAACAATCAAAAAGGTGAACAGTGAATAGTTTGGTGAACAGTTCATAAATAACTGTTCACCCTATAATATACTGATATAAAAGATATTTATGACAGGGTGAACAGTGGTGAACAGTTATTCCATAAGTTTAATTTTTGCTATCGTCATTAGTGACCGATACACATGATGGCATCCAGTCTTCTGATTCCTCCGTCAGTGTCACGTTTGAACGCAAACCGTGCTTCGTTTTCCGTTTCATATACTCCCTGCCATATTCCGCCATTGCCCCCGGCATATCTTTACCGAAGCGCGTCAGTGTTACAGGTTTACCAAACCCATGTGCCCTCATATAAGCCAGATAGGCATGATAGAGATACCTGCGTGGGCTGAATGGCACAATTTCAGCATTACCCACTAACAGGCCATCACACATTACCGATGCCATGAGATAGCCGCAGAAGTCCACCAGCGAATCCCCCTCTCGCTTTATCGCCAGTGCTTCTTCAGATTTCTGCTGCTCATATAACAGGCGTCTGGCTTCGTCCTGATCAGCAAACCGTGTAAGCAGATGACGAATCACTACCGCCAGCTCACCTTCTATTTTTTCCGCCAGCATCGAATCGCGTTCGTTCTCCGGTACAACTTCCGAAAAATTGAATATCACCCGACGACGTGAGATCCCCCCGCTGCGGTCACTGAATGACATGGCGTTATTGTTAACCGCCAGCACTACTGCCGGAATACGCGTTGAATAGGGGGCTTTGTGTTTCGGGTCAATTGCCACCTTGTCACCGCCTGTAATGGCCTTAATCCCTGCCCCATCACCAGCGTAGCGGGTCATATCCGGCATGATAATCAGCGAAAAGCCAACCACTAACGCACGTTCCCTTGCATCTTCCAGCGCCTTCATGCTTGCTGATACTGTATTAGCCTTACCCGCCAGCATGGTGCAAATCTCCGCCATCACACTTTTACCACTTCCCCCCGGCCCTGTTACCTCAATGAATAACTGCCAGTCGTACCGGTTCGCCAGCACCATGAATAATGCCGCCAGTACGCGATCTGCCTTGCGGTCATTCTCAGCCACCGAACGGCGCAACCACTTCCAGAAATTCGGCGCATGTGTTGCCAGCGTTTCCCCCTCTGCTGGTGGGCTGAAAGGTAATTCACTGGCAATTAACAACCAGTCGTTTTTGTTATGCTCCCGAAAATTACCAGTTCTGGTATCAAATACCCCGTTACTGAATCCAATCAGGTTACGGGCTGTATTCCCCATTACAGGCAAACTTAACTTCATGGTATCTACCGCCGATTTAATAGCGTTCTGCGAATAGCTGATCTCCGCATCAATGAAAATCTGCGCCATAGCACGCTGTAACTCTTTATCCTGAACCGGCTCCCATACAACGCCGTTGTAATGATGAACGGTGTCAGAGTCGGCATTGATTGCCAGTTCACCGCCATAATGTGCAAGGAGAACTTCACCGCGCTGGCTGGCCCCCATCTGATTCAACGCCAAAGATGAAGCACGCTCGTCATTTTTGCGCTCTGCCTTCTTCACTGGCAGTTCAATCACCAGACTTTCCCCATGCTCCGCTTCAGCTTTTAGGCCGACAAGGCGCGGAGTCCAGTCTTCAGGCTCTCGATCAACAAAGCTACGGTAACAACGTGCTTCCTTTACGCCTGCAATAGCAAGTAATGTCGCAACCTTCGTCAGACTTTTCTCTGCAATCTTTCCGGCACGATAAACACGCACATAATGACGGCCTTCATCGATAATTTGCATATCATCCAGGTTTTCCAGTTGTTCCGTACCCAGAATGACTGGTGGTGTATCATCTGCTGCAATATGCTTACCTGCCCATTCATTCCATTCTTTTGCATGGCTCCAGGCATCACTGCCAGCAAAAATGATGACTTCCGTCATTTTGTCGCGCGGTTGGTATTTTAAGTTCGGAGCACGTTTCATTTGTTACCTCCGGCAACTAACATTGCCCGAATTTTACGGATATAGCCTGCGGCACGCCTCTGATTATCTGTCTTGCAATTTTTTACCAGAATGAAATCTCTTTCGAACTGCTGACGCGGCATAACACATTCAAAATCATAACCATCACGCAAATAAGAGACACGACGATCATCAACCGAAATAATCTTTACCCGATAGCCATAGCTGTCTTTGAAAATATCCCCAAGGCTGATTTTTGAATGAGTGGATTTGACCGCTGGCAATAAAGCCAGAAAATTTATTTTTCATTTTTTATTCTCCGGTATAGCTCTGGTCGTGTATTTTTATAGCTTCATCCAGCTCTTTGATGACAGGATCAAGTAACGTAATTAACGCTCCAGCTAAATTAGCATCCCGTTCATCGTGTTCCGCATTTGTTGTCCCATCAAGCCAGGTTGATAAGATTTCTCGCATATTTTTGCCACAAACGAGCGCGTTTTCAGCATGTGTCAGCACTTTAAAATAAAGATCATTCATGGCACACCTCCTGACGAATACGGGCGGCGAATATCATCACGTAGCCAGTTGGGGATTGCAGCCGGGCTTCCTGTTCGCTGGCGGCCTCGATGGTAATCACGCGCGGTTGTGCCGTACTCAGGGCGATAAAACGCCAGATGTATTTATTCAGGTTGTGCGGGTCCCGCCCTTGCGGGTGTGTGGTATGATTTCTCATAGCTACCTCGATACTGTTGCTATCGTTGGTGGTTAGAAGCCCGTTGGTGTTCCTAGCACCTTCGGGCTTTGCTTTTTTAAGTGCCTCCGTGTTAAGGTGGTCACCTAACAATGAAAAGGCTAATTCAATAGGTGGTCACTTGTCAACGATCAAACGCGATAAAAGTCCTAAGGGTGATGGGCAATCTCCACAATTCAGAATGCGAATTTCTCCAGAGCTAAAAGAGCAATTCGACAAAGAAGCGCAGAGCGACGGCATAAGCCTAGCCAACTGGCTTAAAGAATTAGGGCGCAAAGAGCTGCTACGGCGCGGTATTGAACCAAAAGGATAAGAATAATTGAAGTCAAGGAGCTAACACATGAAATACGAATTCTTCGCAACAAGTAGCAGTAGTTTGGATGTATACATAGTCACTGTATCAAACGATTCTGGCTCTCTAATCATGACTTGTAATTGTCCAGCAGGAAGTAAAGGTATTCTATGTAGACACCGTAAAGCTTTAATTACCGGAAAAATCCGCGGTATATTCACTCCCCCAAGAAGGAATAATCCCGAAAAATTACAAGAAGCTATAAATTTAATAGCCACATATGGCATAGATAAAACATTAAAGTTGTACACTGATGAGTTAGAACGAGCAGAACAGACTTGGATAAGTGTTCGCGATAATTTGAGAGCAATGATAAACGCTCTTGTTGAACCACCTAAATATTGAACTGTTCACATTGCCTATCAGGCGATAACCTCGTATTCTGATTAAGGCTAACTATATACTCACATTGGCGACCAATTCTGGTCGCCTTTATCTACCATTTTTATAATATCATAGATTAAGAGTGTTAATCCTTACCCCCTGAATGGAATTGATGAGGATTTAATTTCCACAGAACCAAATCCTCTTGAATCCAAAAACATTTTTATACCAGCCTCAATAAAATCATAATCGCTTGTCGGGCCAATTGTAATGCTTTTAATTGGTAACTTTCTATTATCTTTATTATTAATAATGATATAAGGGATGATACCATTATTATTTATTCTAAATTTCACATCTGGCATTTGTATCCACGGAGTAAACACCAGTCTAAATTCATTTTCTTCGATAAAACTAGGATGTTTAAAAAATGGGATATATTTAGATATAAATTGATACGTAGAGACCATTGTTACAAAATGATCATTCATTTCTTTAATGTTAATACCATTACAAGAAAAAAACTCATCCAACTCCTTACTCATCTTTGTAATATCGTCATTATTTGAATATATAACATCATGTGCAACACAATTTAAATAAATATTTTGACAAAAACTCACAAGTTCATCCGCATCAAATTCAATGCAAACGCCCTGTTTATTTCCGTAACCTCTCCACTGACTTAACTTATCGTTTTCTTTACAAAAAGATATGCTATAAACATGTTTATCAATCCCTTTTTCTTTTTGTAACTTCCCTTTCTCATACATGTCAAGAGACTTGAGCAAAATAGTTTTCTTATCTTTTGGGATGATATTATCATCAACTATTTTAATTGTATTTCGAAAACATTCACATCCATGGTTAGACTCCTCTTTATCATTTAAGAAATATATATTTGTAGCCCATAAAGAATTAGAGTCTAATATACCTTTCAAACCAAAAAGATCTGTATAATGAAATATAGCCACAATGCCCCACCTAATAGTTAAGTCGTTTCCCACTCACCTCGAATCCATGCCTGCACTTCTGAAAGACGATATGCAACAGCAGTGGAACCAATCTTGATCCGCTTAGGAAATTTTCCTTCCTTCTCCAGCTTCCAGCGTGTGCTGTTCGCAAGAGTGGTTAGCTCCCGACATTCTTTCTCACGGATCATACGATCGATGTTAGGAATGTACTCCAGACCCTTTTTATCAACAATTGCCATTTTTTTCATGTTAACCAGCCTTTTGTTTGAGGATTGTCACTTTTGAATCAGCACCTGCGATGCTATTGAGATATGTAGTCCAGAGTTCCAGAGCATCCAGTTTTTTAGCCATAAACTTACTCCGGTTGTAAACACCCGCCACGCCAGGTAGCGCATGGCCTAACAGTTGTTCTACTACATAAAATTCAACACCGAGATCACTTAGATGAGTAGATAGCGTTCTTCTAAGGTCGTGTAGTGACCATTGTTTTTCATGGCCCAAACGTTTACCGATTTTCCCCCCAATCTTGCTTACGCTTTCTCTAATTCGCAGACTTCCCAGCACATAACCAGTATGTCTTGTCTCTTCGTGAACATCCGTTACCCACTGTCGTAGAATTTCAGGTACTGGTCTGACGATTTCAACACCAGTTTTTGAGTGATCTTTTGGTACCGTCCAAACCCAACTTTCGAGATCCCATTCGCTCCATTCAGATAATCGGGCTTCACTCATTCGACATCCAAATACTGTACAAAGCACAAACATTTTTCGCGTGTATTCAGACATTAGTTTTAAATCAGGCTCGACAAAAATTGCCTTCCAGAGCTGGCCCAGTTCGGCTTCATCCAGAACCCGATCCCGCTTACCTGCAATCTGCCCCACATCACTCATGCGCAAATCCTTTAAAGCATCACATGTCGCGTACTGGCGTACCCGACAAAAACGAAGAGCTAATTTAGTGTCAGAAAAAACATACGCCGCCATAACTGGTGCATTACGTTTAATTCGGTCAAAACAGTCCAGCCATTCATATAGGTGAGTGTCATTTACAGGCAAATGACCGATATAGGGAAAGATATGCTTTCGAAATCTGCCAAGCGTTACAGCATGAGTTTTACGACGCACCTTACAGTAATTTTCATACCAGTAATTTAGTGCATCCTCCACTGTGACCGGCTTTAAGCGTTCTTCAGCCTGAATCTTAATCTGGATACGCGGATCACGTTTGTCAGCCAACCAACCACGGCACTCGTCGCGCTTTTCCCTTGCCTGTTTGAGTGACATATCAGGATATTTACCCAACGTTAGCCAGACCGGAGCAGCCCGGCCACCTGCTAACCTGTAGAAGAAAACAAAGCTCACAGCCCCCTTGGTACTCACACGAATAGAAAGCCCCTTTCCATCAGCAATGGTGATCTGCTTTTCTCTGGGTTTCCCCAGATATCCTTTAAGCGCTTTGTCGCTCAGTTTGTTCTCGCCAGCCATTTTTAGCCCCAAAAAGCAATACAAGCTGCAATACAGAGATGATTGCAACACACAGATAACGAGGAAAATTCAGTGAAAGCGCCAGATAAACTTATTCTTTATTATCAAAAGATTAAGTGTAAAAACCAGCAACTACACGAAAGCCTCAGAAAGCCATGCTAAGTGCTTGGGTTTGACATATCCCGGCGTAAATTCAGAGGTGGAGCCGCCACGGGAGCGGATAACCTCACCGGAAACAATCGGCGAAACGTACAGCGCCATGTTTACCAGTCCCGGAATTTGTGAGAGATAGACTTTCTCCGTAGTGAAGGGATAGCTCTCACGGAAAAAGAGACGCAGAAACAGCGGATCAAACTTAAATTTCTGCTCATTTGCCGCCAGCAGTTGGGCGGTTGTGTACATCGACATAAAAAAATCCCGTAAAAAAAGCCGCACAGGCGGCCTTTAGTGATGAAGGGTAAAGTTAAACGATGCTGATTGCCGTTCCGGCAAACGCGGTCCGTTTTTTCGTCTCGTCGCTGGCAGCCTCCGGCCAGAGCACATCCTCATAACGGAACGTGCCGGACTTGTAGAACGTCAGCGTGGTGCTGGTCTGGTCAGCAGCAACCGCAAGAATGCCAACGGCAGCACCGTCGGTGGTGCCATCCCACGCAACCAGCTTACGGGTGGAGGTGTCCAGCATCAGCGGGGTCATTGCAGGCGCTTTCGCACTCAATCCGCCGGGCGCGGTTGCGGTATGAGCCGGGTCACTGTTGCCCAGCGGCTGGTAATGGGTAAAGGTTTCTTTGCTCGTCATAAACATCCCTTACACTGGTGTGTTCAGCAAATCGTTAACGGCATCAGATGCCGGGTTACCTGCAGCCAGCGGTGCCGGTGCCCCCTGCATCAGACGATCCAGCGCAGTGTCACTGCGCGCCTGTGCACTCTGTGGTGCTGCAGCCAGAATGCGGCGGGCCGTTTCCACGGTCATACCGGGGGTTTCTGCCAGCACGCGGGCCTGTTCTTCGCGTCCGTGAGCCTCCTCACAGTTGAGGATCCCCATAATGCGGCTGTTTTCTGCCGCAACCGCAGCGGTGATCTGCGCGTTCACGTCCGGCTGCGCCGCGCTGGCGTTTTCGCCCTCCGTCGCTGGCACCACGTCAGTAACGTCAGCCTGCGAAGCAGTGGCTGAAACAGTTGTTGATTGAGTCTCTTTGGTCATTCGCCCTCCTGAGAGACGGGATTTACGCGCATCCAGTGCATCACGCATAACGGTGATCGCATCGGTGCTGTTGACAAGTTCATCAGCCAGTCCGGCATCAATGGCCTCCTGACCGCTGTACACTGCAGCCTCGGTATCCAGCACAGCCTGCACAGACAGGCCGGTATATGCCGACACCTTCTGCGCAAACATCCGGCGGGTTGCGTCCATCCGGGACTGCAGTGTCTCCCGGACGTCATCCGGAAGATGGCTGTAGGGGTTGCCATCCACCTTATGGCTGCCGCTGTAAATCAGCGTGATTTCCACGCCCTGTTTCTCCAGGGCAGCACCGTAATTACTGTGAGCCATCATGACGCCGATGGAGCCTGTCCGGGCGGTCTGCGTGACCAGACGCCGGGAGGCGGCGCTGGCAAGCAGCTGACCTGCACTGCAGTTCATGTCGTTGGCCAGCGCCCATACCGGCTTTATGTCACGCACACGGGCGATGATGTCAGCGCAGTCAAATGCCCCTGCCACCATCCCGCCTGGCGTGTCCATATCGAGCAGAATGCCGTCCACCATCGGGTCGCTGGCAGCCTGTTGCAGACGGGCGATAATGCCGTTGTAACCGGTCATCCCCGAATACGGCTGCAGCGCCCGCGTCCGGCTGACCAGCGTGCCGGACACCGGCAGCACGGCGATGCCGTTCATGACCTGATAACTGCGGGCCTGTCGTGGTCAGTCATCATCAACGGATAACGCCAGCGCCGCGGGTGCCTCTCCGGCAGTCAGGCTGTCGCCGGACACCGCATCCGTCAGGCGGCTGATCCCAAGCTGGCCTGCAAGCGCACAAAAGAAAACCCGCGCATAGGCGGGTTCAAGCATCAGCGGCTCATTAAAGGCCATGCTGGCAATATGCGGGAGATTACGCAGCTCTGCTGTCACTCTTCTCCTCCTCTGTTGATTGTCGCAGCCCGGATTCAAATGCCGCAGCCGCCCAGGCGGGTGGTTTAAGACCGGCTTCACGGCGCTCCATCGTTTCACGGACCTGCTGGGCAAAAATTTCCTGATAGTCGTCACCGCGTTTCGCGCACTCTTTCTCGTAGGTGCTCAGCCCGGCTTCTATCAGCATCACCGCTTCCTGAACTTCTTTCAGACCATCGATGGCCATACGACCGGAGCCTATCCAGTCGCAGTTCCCCCAGGCACTGCGGGCTTCCTGAAAACTGAAACGCGCTTTTGAAGGTAACGTCACCACGCGGCGAACGATGGCCTCTTCCAGCCAGCACAGAAACATCTGGCTCGCCTGACGGGATGCGACGAATTTTCGCCGCCCCATAAAGTGCGCCCACGACTCGTTCGCGCTGGCCCGTGCCGTGGAGTAGCTCATCTGGGCGTAATTCCGGGAAAGTTGCTCATACGAGACACCCAGCCCGGCAGCGATATACCGCAACAGTGACTGCTCAAACACGGAGTAGCCGTTATCCGTGTCCTGAGCCGTCTGCAGGTTCAGTGAGTCCCCCGGCATCAGGTGCGGCACTTTTGCGCCTCCCAGACGGACCGGTGCTGCGGCGTAATACGCGGCAATTTCACCAATCCAGCCCGTCAGCCTTTCCCGCTGCTCCTTACTGTTCGCGCCCAGAATAAAATCCATCGCTGACTGCGTATCCAGCTCACTTTCAATGGTGGCGGCATACATCGCCTTCACAATGGCGCTCTGCAGCTGCGTGTTCTGCAGCGTGTCAAGCATCTTCATCTGCTCCATTACGCTGTAAAACACATTTGCACCGCGGGTCTGCCCGTCCTCCACGGGTTCAAAAACGTGAATGAACGAGGCGCGCCCGCCGGGTAACTCACGGGGTATCCATGTCCATTTCTGCGGCATCCAGCCAGGATAGCCGTCCTCGCTGACGTAATATCCCAGCGCCGCACCGCTGTCATTAATCTGCACACCGGCACGGCAGTTCCGGCTGTCGCCGGTATTGTTCGGGTTGCTGATGCGCTTCGGGCTGACCATCCGGAACTGTGTCCGGAAAAGCCGCGACGAACTGGTATCCCAGGTGGCCTGAACGAACAGTTCACCGTTAAAGGCGTGCATGGCCACACCTTCCCGAATCATCATGGTAAACGTGCGTTTTCGCTCAACGTCAATGCAGCAGCAGTCATCCTCGGCAAACTCTTTCCATGCCGCTTCAACCTCGCGGGAAAAGGCACGGGCTTCTTCCTCCCCGATGCCCAGATAGCGCCAGCTTGGGCGATGACTGAGTCGGAAAAAAGACCCGACGATATGATCCTGATGCAACTGGATGGCGTTGGCGGCATAGCCGTTATTGCGTACCAGATCGTCTGCGCGGGCATTGCCACGGGTAAAGTTGGGCAGCAGGGCTGCATCCACACTTTCACCCGGTGGGTTCCACGCCCGCAACTGCCCACCAAATCCGCTGCCACCGCCGTGATAACCGGCATATTCACGCAGCGATGTCATGCCGTCCGGTCCCAGAAGGGTGGGAATGGTGGGCGTTTTCATACATAAAATCCTGCAGGTCCCCTGCGTCGCTGTGTCATGCCGGTCTGCACCTCCAGCTCCGCAATGTATTTTTTCAGGTCAGACACGGAAGTGGCCGTAAACTCCACTCGCCGTCCGTCTTTCTGTACCGTTGCCACCCGTTTACCTGTCATCAGGTCATGCAGTGCCGCACGGGCAGCGGCAAGTTCTTCCTGTCGCGTCATTCATCCTCTCCGGATAAGGCACGGGCGTAATCTGCCAGTGTTTTCTTGTTGGTTGCTGCACCATCCTCTTCCTGCAGGCTCGCCAGCAGTGCACTGAGATCCAGCTGCCAGCGGGAAATACTGATGCGCAGCGCCGCCAGCGCATAAACGAAGCAGTCGAGTGCCTCATTGCGTCGCTTTTTGCTGTCCCACAGTATTTTTTTCCTGCCATCCACCCATTTTTCGACCTGCTCTTCAGCAGTCAGCTGCTGCGCTTCGGTCAGATCAAAAATATCCGGGTTATTCGGGAAGTGAACGGCACCGGGAAGCGGTTCATCCCCTTCCGGCGTCAGTGTGAAGCGGTTATAAATCTGCTCTTTCGCGGTATCCGTACCAATTTCGGTAAGGTAAACCCCGTTTTTGTTTCGCTTACGTGGCATGCTGGCCACCGGCTTTCCGTAGACGGATGCCCCTTTAATGGGGATCACCCGGAACAGCCCATGTTTTTTCGAGCGTTCATACACAATGGTCGGGTCAATCCCGCCAGTATCCCAGCAGATACGGGATACCGACATTTCTGCACCATTCCGGCGGGTATAGGTTTTATTGATGGCCTCATCCACACGCAGCAGCGTCTGTTCATCGTCGTGGCGACCCATAATAATCTGCCGGTCAATCAGCCAGCTTTCCTCACCCGGCCCCCATCCCCATACGCGCATTTCGTAGCGGTCCAGTTGGGAGTCGATACCGGCGGTCAGGTAAGCCACACGGTCAGGAACGGGCGCTGAATAATGCTCTTTCCGCTCCGCCATCACCTCAGCATCCGGACGTTCGCCGATTTTCGCTTCCCATGTCTCACCGAGCGTGGTGTTCACGAAGGTTTTACGTTTTCCCGTATCCCCTTTCGTCTTCATCCAGTCTTTGACAATCTGCACCCAAGTGGTGAACGGGCTGTACGCCGTCCAGATGTGAAAGGTCACACTGTCCGGCGGCTCAATCTCTTCACCGGATGACGAAAACCAGAGAATGCCATCACGGGTCCAGATCCCGGTCTTTTCGCAGATATAACGGGCATCAGTAAAGTCCAGCTCCTGCTGGCGGATGACGCAGGCATTATGCTCGCAGAGATAAAACACGCTGGAGGGGTCATCCGGCGTCCATTTGAGGCCAAACGGCGTCTCTTTGTCGCCAAATTTAAGATACTGCTCCTCCCCGCAGTGCGGGCAGGCAACATGAAAACGCATAAAATGCAGGGATTCACTGGCTGCACGCTCAATCTGGCAGGTGCCTCTCACTTTGGGCGTGGAGCCACGGATGGACTTTGGCCAGACCGAGCCTTCAATACGTTTGTCGCCAAGGAACGTCGGAGAGCCTTCCTGTTCAATATCCTCATCAAAGGCAGCAAGTTCATCATAACCCGCCACATCCACCGACTTTTCACGGTAGTTTTTTGCCGCTTTACCGCCCAGGCACCAGAAGCCACGACCATTGGAAAAACGCTTCATAGTGAGCGTGTTATCCCGGTGCTTTTTGCCATACCACGGAGCCAGCGCCAGCAGCGACGGAATATCGCGGATGGTCGGCTCAACGTGGGTTTTCATAAAGTTCTCGGCATCACCATCCGTCGGCAACCAGATAAGGGTGTTGCGCTGCTTATGCTCTATAAAGTAGGCATAAACACCCAGCAGCATTTTGGAATAACCGACACGGGCAGACTTCACCACATTCACCTCACGGATGTAGTCGCTGCCCATCGCATTCATGATGGCCCGCTGAAAGGGCAGTGTTTCCCAGCGCCCTTCCTGGTATGCGGATTCTTTCGGGAGATAGTAATTAGCATCCGCCCATTCAACGGCGGTCTGTGGCTCCGGCCTGAACAGTGAGCGAAGCCCGGCGCGGACAAAATGCCGCAGCCTGTTAACCTGACTGTTCGATATATTCACTCAGCAACCCCGGTATCAGTTCATCCAGCGCGGCTGCTTTGTTCATGGCTTTGATGATATCCCGTTTCAGGAAATCAACATGTCGGTTTTCCAGTTCCGGAAAACGCCGCTGCACCGACAGGGGGATCCCGTCGAGAATACTGGCAATTTCACCTGCGATCCGCGACAGCACGAAAGTACAGAATGCGGTTTCCACCACTTCAGCGGAGTCTCTGGCATTTTTCAGCTCCTGTGCGTCGGCCTGCGCACGCGTAAGTCGATGGCGTTCGTACTCAATAGTCCCTGGCTGGAGATCTGTCTCGCTGGCCTGCCGCAGTTCTTCAACTTCCCGGCGCAGCTTTTCGTTCTCAATTTCAGCATCCCTTTCGGCATACCATCTTATAACGGCGGCAGAGTCATAAAGCACCTCATTACCCTTGCCACCGCCTCGCAGAACGGGCATTCCCTGTTCCTGCCAGTTCTGAATGGTACGGATACTCGCACCGAAAATGTCAGCCAACTGCTTTTTGTTGACTTCCATTGTTCATTCCACGGCCAAAAACAGAGAAAGGAAACGACAGAGGCCCAAAAGCTCGTTTTCAGCACCTGTCGTTTCCTTTCTTTTCAGGGGGTATTTTAAATAAAAACATTAAGTTACGACGAAGAAGAACGGAAATGCCTTAAACCGGAAAATTTTCATAAATAGCGAAAACCCGCGAGGTCGCCGCCCCGTAACCTGTCGGATCGCCGGAAAGGACCCGCAAAATGATAATAATTATCATCTGCATGTCACAACGTGCATCTACGCCATCAAACCACGTCAAATAATCAATTATGACGCAGGTATCATATTAATTGATCTGCATCAACTTAACGTAAAAACAACTTCAGACAATACAAATCAGCGACACTGAATACGGGGCAACCTCATGTCAACGAAGAACAGAACCCGCAGAACAACAACCCGCAACATCCGCTTTCCTAACCAAATGATTGAACAAATTAACATCGCTCTTGAGCAAAAAGGGTCCGGGAATTTCTCAGCCTGGGTCATTGAAGCCTGCCGCCGGAGACTGTGCTCAGAAAAAAGAGTTTCTTCTGAAGCAAACAAAGAAAAGAGTGACATTACTGAATTGCTCAGAAAACAGGTCAGACCAGATTGAAGCAATTTAGATAATCGTGCAGACTACGCCCCCTCATATCACATGGAAGGTTTATCTATGGATCAGGTAGTCATTTTTAAACAAATATTTGATAAAGTTCGAAACGATTTAAACTATCAATGGTTTTATTCTGAGCTAAAACGTCACAATGTCTCACATTACATTTACTATTTAGCCACAGAGAATGTTCATATTGTATTAAAAAATGATAATACAGTGTTATTAAAGGGCCTAAAAAACATTGTGTCTGTCAAATTTTCAAAGGATAGGCATCTTATAGAAACGACCTCTAATAAGCTGAAATCCAGAGAGATCACATTTCAGGAATACAGAAGAAACCTTGCTAAAGCAGGAGTTTTTCGGTGGGTTACAAATATCCACGAACAAAAAAGATATTACTATACCTTTGATAATTCATTACTATTTACTGAAAGCATCCAGAAAACTACACAGATCTTACCACGCTAAACCATAACGTCCGGCTTCTCTCACTCCTGAGCCGGACTGCATTGGTTTAATAAAAACCATCAACAATTGTGATTTAGATATTCGGAACCATTCAAATATAACAAAACCCCGTAAAAACGAGGTTTATGGATAAATTTTATTATTGAATACATCAGATTAAATTAATCTTGACATCATAGCTTTCAAGACCCGTCATTTTTTCCCGTGCGGTAAACTGAATACTGGTAACTTCTTTCCCGGTCTTTTTCTTAAGTTCAATAATTTTTTTTGTTATATATTCAGAAATATCTGCTTCTGCTTTTGTTTTTAAGTTTTCAATATTCATCATTTCCTCTTTTAGTCTGTTATGACTTTCCAGTTACACAGTAAGTCGATTATATGGTGCAAACGTGTAAAAGATAAGATGAAACATCGCAATAATCAACATACGATAGTCTAAATTTTACACAAACAGACAAAGAGAATTTTCCTGAATTATCAATGCAATAGCATCAAATCAACTCAAGAGCCTTATTGCTGCTTCCAGAATTTCTTCTGAAGTAACATGTCGATCCGCGGCTACATAAATGACTTTATGATCTCCGGTCAGAGATGGAAACCCTGCGGCCATTACAGTAAGGTGTGTTTTTTCGCCATTTGGATATTCACGCATGATGGTGTTAACTCCAGTCATCGCTGGCACTACCACTGCTGGTTCAGAGTTAAAAAAAACTATGATTTTTTTCATGATGTTACCGTAGTATGTGAGTATCCATCGAATAGACACCAAGCAAAAAAGCTCCCGAAGGAGCCTTCATTTTCACTTTTTTAAATCCAACGACAGACGGCTGGCATTTAAGTATTGTGAAATATTATCAAATGTAATCATCATTGATTTACAAAAGATACATTTTGCCCCGAAAGGATTCATGTCAGAAACATCAAAAGATGATGTTCTATACTGGGAACCATGACAACACGGGCATCTAAAGTGAATATGGTTTGTAATATTGTCTACCTCAAAGCGCCACTACATGAACAGCGGCAGGACCTTTAGGTCCGTTCTCAATACCAAATTCAACTTCCTGATTCTCAGTTAATGTTTTGAAATCGTTGCTCTGAATTGCTGAGAAATGGACAAACACATCTTTGCTGCCATCTTTCGGCGTGATGAAACCAAAACCTTTTTCAGGGTTAAACCATTTCACTAAACCAGTCATTTTGTTAGACATAATTATTACCTTTTGAAGAAATTAGCCCTTGGGCAGAATGGTCCGAAAAAAAATATCAGAGAGAAAAACCAACAAGGAAATCTCAAGAGGTACAAATAATAAAATTATAACAATGACTGCTTCAGATAAATTTGTAACAAACCAGAACACCATTAACGCATGATTAACCACCCATAGCAAGGATTACTTTTGTAAAGAAAAACACAGCAATGAAAGAATAGCTTTATTTATTAATAAAACGTGTCATTCTGATTAAGACCTTTTATCTTACCCTTAAGATTTCAGGAATTTTGGCTCATGGAAGAGTCCTTTTTATTTAAATTTTACATTCCGCGATGTAAATGTTCCGATTTAATATTACCCTACATTTGATGCTTTTTATCTCTTAAAGATTCATAGATCTGTTGACAAGTCACTCCTGCGATGTAGCGTTCGTCAGCAATTTCAGCATAAAGCTGAGCTTCTGCTGCAATATCTCCGAGCATGTTGGTGAGCATTCCTTCGGCGGTTTTGGTTGTTTTGCCTCTGACGGCAGCGGCAAGATCTGCGGTATGCTTCGCTGCGTCAAGGCGTATGGCATATTTTTTTGCTTCGGCACGCAACTGGTTAACACTATCAGACAGATAAGCAGCCCTGGCAGAAATTTCAGCAGATTTCTGTTGCGCATCTTTAACAGCCTCATCACGGGCTATAGTTCGCCCCTGTTCAATTATTCGAGCAGCAAATTGAGCATTTACCTCTTGTGATAATGCGGCAGCATCACGTTCCGCCCATTTTTTTTGCCATCCTCGGTCGCTCCAGACATTTCCGACGATAAATCCTGACAACACGAGAAAAATCACCATGAATATCTGATTCACTGTTCTATCCCCCAGCAGGTTAATGCGCTCTCCTGGTCACGACGAATAACCTGACCGTAACAGTTATTTGAACGAATGCGGCAATCGCGTCCGCCATCCTTAATCCACCAGCGAATCGCTTCGCATGCACCTTTACGATCACCAGCATTCAGCCGCTTATAAAACGTCGACGGGAAACACTTACCGGGGCCAATGTTATAGGGACAAAATGACGCGATACCCGCTTTTTGTGGTTCGGTCAGTGGTACTTTAATATTGCGCTCCACCCATGCCAGCGCCTTATCACGCTCAATGGCGTTGACCTGGTCGCATTTTTCCTTCGACAGTTTCATATTGGGAAAAACGGTTTTTCCATCCACCACTGTGGCACCCCGACAGATGGTCCATATGCCAGAACCATCGCGGTATGCCATTGTGTGGTTACCTTCTTTTTCGTCCAGAAACTGGTCAAGTATCTGAGGAGCAGATGCGCCAGCACCAATCAGCGCCAGAACGGCAGCCGACAGGCCGTATCTGATTTTTGTGTTCATAGATATTTATGATGAGGACGCTCGTGCTTATTGGCAGGATTTTCAATCTTAAAGGAGTACTGATGCTGCAGATAAGACTCAACTTTTTCTGACAATTTTTCTGCTACTTCCAGGAAGACTTGCCGGACGCTCCTTCTGGCTGCTGCCTCATAAAACTCCAGCGCAGCTCCTTCAACACGGTCCATGGCGACATCCAGGTCAAAAATTTCACCGTCAAAGCGTTCTTTGTCCTGTAAGGCTACAGTTACCGTAACTTTATTCTCAAAATTACGGACTCCTTTCACAACCAGTTCATAGTCTTGAGTCATTGGATTACTCTCCTCTCGCAGCCTTACGCCTGTCTTCTTTAATCTTGAAATAAAGATTTGTCAGATACGTCAGCAGGCCAAAAACCAGGCTACCCAGCACACCGATTGCAGCCCACTGTGACGGAGTTACTTTATCGAGTAACTGCAATGCCCAGAAACCAGCATTACCCGCCGATGTGCCATAGGCAACACCTGTTGTTAACTTATCCATTGATTTCATATCCTCACCCCGATGTACACGGATGGTGCAATATGTTTGAAAAGATCGGAGTCTACGGGGTAGTTTTGACAGCACACGTTGTTCTCAACGGCGCTAAAAAAACATACACATTAAAAATGTGGGTAATTATTTTGAAAGAAAGTCATATATAAAATAATAATACGAGAAATGTTTTCATATTTAGTGTACTGTATACGGCCATTTATACAGGAAAAGCCTATGTCAGAACGTAAAAACTCAAAATCACGCCGTAATTATCTCGTTAAATGTTCCTGCCCAAACTGCACCCAAGAGTCAGAACACAGTTTTTCAAGAGTACAAAAAGGTGCCCTTTTGATCTGCCCTCATTGCAACAAAGTATTCCAGACAAATCTTAAAGCTGTAGCCTGATTGATTTTATTAGTAACAAGTATTTTTTATATTTTAATAATATATTTAAAGCAGATAATAAAAAACCCGCCTGAGCGGGTTTGAGATTGTGGTGCTTTTTGTGGGAGTCATCCACTTACGCACTTTGTTTTGCCATGCCAGCAGTTAGCTTCTGCTGTAAAACTATTCATGCAGCAAACCTGCACTTCACCACAATGGTTAGCATACTTTTCCTGATTAAGATTTTGCCAAATATGCTAGCCATTGTTTCATGTATTGGACCTCCTTACTTTTTATTAAAGAGATCCAATATTCACTACTCTGTCCGTATCTCTACTCAGGCATCAGCCTTCTTCGTTATCGTATACAGACGAGCGATGAATTTTAATCAGTAATGATGACATTTGCTGCTGCAGGACCTTTAGCACCACTCTCTATAGAGAAGGTAACCTTTTGACCTTCAAATAAGGTTCGATAATTATCATTCTGAATCGCAGAAAAATGCACAAACACATCTTTACTACCATCAACAGGAGAAATAAAGCCGAAACCTTTATCAGCGTTAAACCATTTTACTAAACCAGTCATTTTATTTGACATTCTACATTCCTTAACTTGAGCCTTTCGGCATAAATGGTTTGCATAACAGAAACGACTTCGTACTTAATTGGAGAGACTCAAAGAAGGAATAAGTGAATAACACCTGAAATGAGAACTGCTTTAGTAAACTACTTCGTATATCGTCTGTTCTTCAAACCGACGCAATCATTAACGCATAGTTGAACATATGAAGCAATGTTTATTTTAGACATCCAGCCATCTTCAACCCCATCAAAAAACTATAGCTTTCTTCAGGAACGTGTGTATAGTGCGCCAAGTTATCAGTATTAAGGAATTTTTTTGTCCCGTAAAATGACAGGAATTGTCAAAACCTTTGACGGCAAAAGCGGCAAGGGTCTTATCACCCCATCCGATGGTCGTATCGATGTCCAGCTTCATGTTTCAGCGCTCAATCTCCGCGATGCAGAAGAAATTACCACCGGATTACGCGTGGAATTTTGCCGGATAAATGGTCTGCGTGGCCCTTCAGCTGCCAATGTTTACCTTTCATGAGCTATATTAAAGCTTTAATTTCAGGCCCCATCGGATCACACATGGAGAGTTTTTATGAATAACCCCGTCTGTCTTGATGACTGGTTGATTGGCTTTAAAAGCTTATGCTGTACTTTGGCCGTAATAGCTCTGCTAATAATATAATAAGCAGACTCATTGTGTTTAGGGACATTGTACTGGAAGAAAACATTTTAAACATCAGGCAAATAACCAAGTCACCAGCTAAATAATAAGTTAACAGACATGAGTCCCGGGATGAGATTCAACATTACCATTGCCCCATTTAAAGCACAAAACCCGCTCATCAGCGGGTTTTCTACTTTTTCTTAACGTCGGGTATACAAAGCCCATCGTTGAAAAAATTTTATCCATATTTTTTGAAAAATGCAAACATCATGTCGCCATCTTCAGCAAAAATCATTTATCTCGTCACCTTCCTCAATTGCGCTTCCGCGTATGCTTCTTCCTGCCAGCACTTTGTTACCAGTTTACCAATGACGTCCGCATACCCCTTATACCACTGATAATCGGTCAGGTCTGGTACCAGCTTCTGGACATGACGTCGTGCCAGCGTGGTCGGTAAACGACTAAACCGGTTTCCATTACAACGCCCACAAATCTTATATACCGGTACGCCATGAAACCGGGTTCTTTTTTCATCCAGAACAATCCCTTTACCCTTACACCCTCTGCACGCTGTGCTGGCTTCGCCCTTACCATGGCAATGCTGACATAGTTCCTTCACCCATTCTTCCTTGATTACAGATTCCCCGCGTCTGTAGTGTTTCACCACTTCGCGCAATACATTATAAAATCCCGTACCTGAACAATGCTCACAGCGAGCCTTACTTGCCGCAGACCTGGAGTAATCAGCAAAGGCAAAACTCACGAGGTAAGGAATAATCTGTAACCGGATTTCTTCACTCAATTTGTTCAATGTCGGGTTATCCAGTGCCATCGCGTAATTTAGCAGGCCTTCAATCGCAAACTGAGGGTCCTGAACACCAACTTTTGCCAGAAATAAGGCCAACCCAAGTGGTGCTTTCGACTGCACCATCCCCTGCGCTGCCATTACATCCGTAATTGTTAAACAACCGGTGCCTGTCGCTGGAGCGTCATCGCTCAATTTTGGAGATTTTGGGGAGTAATATTTTGGTAAGGCTTCAAGGTTCATGCTCGTTCTCCACTTACGCCAGTACGCCAATTGTCAGCGCGCGATCGATAAAACGAAATATCAGCTCCAGTTGGGAGCCATACTTATCTTCAAATGCCACTGTATCCGTATGCAGCTCGTTGTGATGCTTTCTGCACAAAGGCAACACAAAGAGATCATGTGCTTTTGTTCCCATTCCGCCCTGCCCGTGACCAATCAGATGATGCGGATCGTCGGCTGGCATACCGCAGCAAGCACACGGCTGTGTCTTAACCCAACGTGTGTATTTCTCCTTAACCCAGCGGCGACGTTTAGGCAGCTTCATGAAAGATTCCGGAGACTCTGGATCAACGGTGATGCTTACCACCGTCTTTTCCTGTGGTGATTTTTGTTGCTGGTGGGCGTAAGGCAACGGTGCAAGATTTTTTGTGCGTTGTTTCAATATGCTGGTGGCGGTCTGCTCTCCCGGTACGATGTCGCTTTCGCGGTACACCGAGCAGATTTTTTCCGCTGGTAATCCCAGCGAACGACGCGATACAGCCTCAGGTAGTGCATCCACCACCTGATTGCAGACCGCCCACCAGGATAATTCAGCCAAAGATAATTCCCGCTCCTGCGTACCGCTTATTGCGTGACGGATGACGTCAATCACCCATGCTGTCAGATTTTGTTGAGCAAGCAGCTCCAGTGATTCCGATGTCTGGTCACGCAGTTGGTTGTCGCAGTGCCAGCACAACACCATTGCGCCGGTACCATAACGGTGAATGACTGTTTCAGTGTGATGGTAATCGCCATTAGGCCACTGGCAGGATGTAACATGACGTAATAGCCAGTCGGACAATGCGCCAACGCCGCCAGCAGCACGAATCACCCGTTCGTTACTAAAAAACGGCAGCAATGTTTTGTCTTCCGCCAGCGGCTGGCGAACGGCAGGAACGACTCCGGATGGCAGATTACGCATGCTTTTTGGTTCCGGTTCCACCAGCACTCGAGGATTATGAAATATCTGTATGGATTCACGGCCCGGCTTAAGGACCACCAGCCCAAGCTCAGGCACCAGAACAGGTCTAAGTAATACCCGCACGTTACCTCCAGATCCGTTGCTGGAAAGTGCGGGACGCACGTGGTGGGCGTCCGGAATAAGGCAGCCTGACAGAGATTATCCAGTGCCGATAGTCGAGACTGAGAGCTTTCTTAACCTCGAACCCGCGCCTGCGGTAAGAATGAATCAGCCATTCGGCCTGTTCTGCAGTGCATGGAGGGTGCTGGAACCATTCAGACTTGAATGCGTGAGAATACCACCCGTGCGTGCAGGCAAGAACGGGCGAATTATCAGAATTGTAATATTTTGCGTTGCGTGCCATCGGTTTTCTCCGGTGGCACGGTGTTACTCAGCGGGAGTTCAGCCCCGCGCAAGATTGTAGATGAGTTTATTCTCCTGAAAAAGCAGAAAAGCCAGCTTTTATTCCGATCTCTTTCAATGCCTGTAATGAAGTGACAAACTCACCTTCGCGCAAGATAAATCCGTCCGTGACCCGAGCATCCACAAAATTAATTAACGCAGCCCCATTCTTTCGCAAACACATAATGCGGTAATGACTAACAAGATTTCCATTTTCAACGCACACAGCATAGAGGCCATCTTCACAAAAAATTTTACGCAGTTCTTCGATGTTCATCATCAGAATCCTTCCGGATAATTAGCTCTCCCCTTTAAGGGACCATCCCTCTTATCCCTGCGCGCTACTTAAGTATTTTTGATTCTATTCCGGCACCGTCCAGAACTTCAAACGCGTTGAAAATAAAAACAAAAACCCGCCGAAGCGGGTTAAGTGCGGGTGCGTTGAGGATGCCTGCCACATCAGAGGTGGCGAGGGATTTCTCCCCCGCCGGGTCTCTTACTCCTCAGGTTCGTAAGCTGTGAAGACAGCGACCTCCGTCTGGCCGGTTCGGATTCGTACCTCGCAGAGGTCTTTCCTCGTTACCAGTGCCGTCACTATGACGGTTAAACAGATGACGATCAGGGCGATTAACATCGCCTTTTGCTGCTTCATAGCCTGCTTCTCCTGTCAACGCAAAGCAGAAGTGTCACCTTCGGTGCGAAACAGAGATGTCATGCTTTGGTTCAGAGAATGCGTTTGACCGCCTCGCTATATACTTCCGAGCGTTCTCTTTTCCCAACAGAAATCACGAAAACGACAACTTTCTCGTCTATAACCTGGTATACAAGGCGATAGCCTGAAGACCGGAGCTTAATCTTGTAACAATCAGGCATACCACGGAGCTTGTTTGCTTCAATCCGGGGTGACTCAAGTACTTCAACCAGCTTCTTTTTCAACTGTTCACGTACCGTCGAGCCCAGCTTTCGCCATTCCTTTAGTGCCCGCTCGTCAAAATCCAGAAAATACGCCATCAGAGTTCATCCAGCGTCACACGTACTGGCTTAGGATTACGAAGCCGTTCTTTCACTATCTCCACAAGTTCAGCATCTTCATCACTCAGGAGTGTCTGTTTGAACGGCAAGCGTTCATTGTCAGCGATATACTCGAGCATGAGACGAAGCGCTTCAGAAGGAGTTACACCCATTTTTTCAAGCGCGGCGTAAGAACGCGCTTTAAGTTCATCGTCAATACGCAGGTTAATGCTACCCATGTCTTACACCTCTTGTAATTACAAATGTCATTACAAGTATCGCACTACAACATGCTTAGGGCAAGTCACGAAGGAAGTCAGAAAGTAGTCGTAAGAACGGTGATCACTGTCCGCTTTGTGCCAGGAGCAGCCATTGCTAAGTCCATCCTGTATTGTGCAGGTCAGCTCGTTTTTAAAGAGTCCGGCCATCATCTTACTGGTACAGACACCATATACTTTGTGACGGTCAGGCTACATATGCACAACTCAACTTATTCATCTATTTTTTGCTTTAGCATGTCAGTGTTGCTTTCTCGTCGGCGGGTGAGCGGTGACCTGACCTGTCGATAAAGGAACGTAACACGTTTTATGCAACACCCGCATGCGGCAGAAAATTATTGCCGAACGTTTACCCCTGTCAACAAGCTTTACTTTCTGAGGCGCGCCAGCCCGCGAGGAAAACAATCTGAACATCAAACAATTAATGACACAAGAAATACGATTAAAGATTTTTTTGTGCATGCCGATAGTGCTTTTTTAAAAGGAGAAATCTATGTCTGTCACAATTCAGGGAAATACCTCAACCGTTATTTCAAACAACTCCGCCCCGGAAGGAACATCAGAAATAGCCAAAATCACAAGACAAATTCAGGTGCTGACTGAAAAGCTTGGGAAAATCTCATCGGAAGAGGGGATGACGACACAGCAGAAAAAAGAAATGGCTGCATTGGTACAGAAGCAAATTGAAAGCCTCTGGGCTCAACTGGAGCAGTTGTTAAGGCAGCAGGCAGAGAAAAAGAATGAAGACGCGACAGTTCAGCCTGATAAAAAAGAAGAGAAAAAAGACGATACAAATACCGCTGGCACCATTGATATTTACGTCTAAGTGACAGCCGTATTGTGGCCCTCATCGGGCCACTTTTCGCCATCAGCCTTTTCTTTAAAGACATATTATCTTTGTATCATTTCTGATAGTTAACATTACAAGATATAAGTAATGGACGCACTCCCAATTAGTCTATTTAAATCGCCACGAGTTTAACTGACAACCCATGATCAATTATGAATTGCAACTATTTCTGTAGTCACTTTTGTGGGGACAGTCCACAAAACTGCCAACTTCCGCTTCTTGCTCTTAGCGGACATTAGCATAGGCTATTTACCATAACGCCTCATTACGCGCACCGCCCAGACTGACTCAGCGCGTTTCTGGCATATCCCCGGTAAAACAAGTAACAAACCACCCGAAAATGAACACCAGAAACGCGACTTAAGAATCTACCCTATGAATGGATATGCACTCAACCGAATCGATCTTGGTTTCAATCTTTTTTATCGGGATCAGGCTTCTTTTTAGGTAACTTCGGGGGCTTAACTTGCTGATGACTTTGCGTTCGGCGCGTAAGCCAGGGATGGTCAGCTTTAGGTTTAACATAGTATTTTGAGCGTAAATCAATACGGGCATTATCCACTCGTTCATGGACACTCTTTTCATCATCCAGTGGTATAGGCTCCGGGCCATCAACATACTTTTCCCAGCCCAGCGCTTTCCCGTCATACAGAACGTTAATTTCACCGTCAAAGTTCTCGCATACAGTAACAACCGAATGCCTAAGTCGATATCCCCGGCCCTCACTGCGTACCTGAAACGCACTGCTTTTGTACTGGAAAGTGAGATTTTTAGACAGAACGCGCTTCGCCTGTAGGCTGAAGATATAACCCAGTTCCTCTTCAGAATGGTGCACATCAAGATGAGCATTATCAGTAGTACGAGGCGACGTAGCGAACCGGTTGTTATAGGCTTCAATAAAGGTCGGCAACCATGCATTTGCTGTTTCAATATCACTGATATTCTGAAGCCGCATTTCTTTGACCAGCCTGTCCTGTAGTGTCTGATTGGCGCGCTCTACCCGCCCTTTTGCCTGCGGGCTGTTGGCATGGATTGGCTCGATGCCCAGTGTCTTTATCGCACGAGTGAACTGGGTCAGCTCACCTTCCCGCTCTGGGTTATTTACCCTGAATATACTGTGTCTATCAGAGTAGAGAGCGAGCGGTACGCCATGATCATTAAGGTAACCCCGGAGGGTTTCCATGTAAGCCCGGGTTGTTTCAGCAGGCACAAAACGCAACGCCATCAACGCACTGGTGGCATCATCAATGAAAACGATCAGTGTACATCTGGGGCCTCGATTTTCAAACCAGTCATGAGGTGAGCCATCAATCTGGATCAGTTCACCGTAAGATGGTCATCGCATGCGGCGTTGATATATACGGGCAATTTTACGACGGCGTTCACGCCATAACCCCTCTTCTATCATCCACTTTCTGAGAGTTTCAACGGATAAAGATAAACCGTGTATCTCGCGCAATTTTTCGCACGCAAACGTAGGTCCAAAATCAGCGTAACGGCCTTTGAGGAGTGAAATTACTGTTGCTCTGAATTCAGTAGAAAAGGAATTATTAGGACGCTTTCCACGTCGGTGGGAAACCAGACCAGAAGGCCCTTCATTTCTATACCGTTGCACCAGACGTTTAACCTGCCGAATAGAAATGCCAATGCGTGCCGCAGCTTGTTCCTGAATAATCTGAAGTCGGTGGAGTTCCTTATGACTCATCGTAACAGTCTCTTTGATCATGAAAAATCCCCCAGAGAATTGTCTGGGGACATTTTAGAATGGTTCAAAGGGGACATTACAGCTTGGTGTTAACAATAGCCTGCTTCTCCGTGCCTTTCGGCACGTAAGAGGCTAACCTACATGTGTCTAGCATGAAATTGGCCTCAGATTAATGTTAAGCGTCTTGCAGGACGCGTAATGTTAACTGGGGCTTTTCTCTATCTGCCGTTGGTGTCCATGCCCGAGGCAGATAGCCTCAAGCACCCGCAGTCATTCTACTTAACTAAGATTTCCCCGCAAACCGTTTTTGTCCAGCACAGTAAATATCCAACTAAACCAATGGAGTTCGCTGTATTTACCGCCAGTATTCAATGCACATGACCGCCATGAACACCCCTAAAAAAAGGGCATTTATATATCCAAATATTAATATCAAAACATCAACTTTTTCCATATACCTTGCTGTGAAGATGATGGGCATACATGATGCGAACAACCAGAACGCAACAAACAAAAACTGCAATGCGTTTTTCATTATTCCTCCTACAATCAATGTGCAATTACATTTAAACACACCTCAATTTGGCCGGACATATAAATATCTAAACCAGAAAAAATCACTTACATAGCGTTACAAACTCTTTAGTCTAAAGGTTCATCGTAAAACATTCCCCATACTTATCAGTCCGTTCCGCGCCAGGTAGCTCATTGCCTTATCTGGCAACCTGTAATCAGGTTTCCGCTTTTTCAGTTGGCTGGTCGTTTAACCGACATAGTTAATCCATTAATCTAGTTGCCGGATGTTGGTGGATTTTCGCGTTTTAGTTGTTCATAAAAGTGCACAGCTTTAACCAGTTCTTCTGATGTAACTGGGACTGGTGAGGCAGTGAATAAGGCCTGAATTTGATAGTTCGGCCTGTCGTTACAATCCTCTTTTTTCGGTACATATTTCCAGTCACCAGACCACTACTTCCCCTGAAAGTCCGTAACGCCTTTTTTCACGTAGCGATATCGCCATGCCACTGGTTTTACTTGCCCCGCCGTTTCATGCCCTTCCTGATAATTAATCTCGCTCATTCATCGCCCCACTCATCACAATATGCTTCGACCGGAGTTTTTCCCGCTTCATAGTCATCACGCTAGGATTCGACATCAGCAGCACTTCCACCGCGTAACTCACCATAGTCCATTAATAGTTCATCCCGCTCTTCAAAACTGATGTTATATTTAGCTGAACAAAAATCAGCCACTTTGTTCTTCCTCATCGTCTTTTATTTCGTGGTATGAGTAATTGCAGTAGTTAAAGAAAATTTCTTATGCTCCGTCATGAATTTCCTCAGGTGTTGCGTCATCGTCCACTTCGAATACATCCTCAAAATCTCCACCAGCTATTCCCGTTTCAATAATAATTTTGAACTTTCGCATTTCACTACCGCCCTTTCGGGCGGCCTCCTGATGTTCTGAGGGTGCGGAAATCCATCCGGTTAAGGATTAAATTTTATTTACAGAACTGAATTTAATTATTCAGATATACGTATCTGTAGCCTTACGAATCTACTCACTGGATGCCTCTTTCATAAAAATAATCCAGTGGGTTTTATCGTTTTTTCCCTGTTCGTTGACAGATAACAGGTTTTCTGTCTGTCAGTGCCAGAATCTGGCTTACCGGTATTTGCGTTTCATTCCATTAAAAAATCAGAACGCCGTGCGGCCTCAACACCCGAAAGGCTTCTTTAAATCTCTGTCGCGAATCATCACGCCAGGCATCTTTATTCAGCCGTCCATATTTCTTTCCCATCCAGGCGTTATCACCAACACTCTCAAGATGCGGAGGGTCTAATACAACCATCGAAAAAGATGCGTCTGCAAATGATAATGCACGAAAATCTGCGATAATGTCAGGGCTGATAATCAAGCGTCTCCCATTGCGTAATGTGTATCCTTCTTTTCTGATATCGCTGAATATCGCCCGTTCGTCAGACTTATCGAACCAGAACATGCGGCTGCCACAGCACATATCAAGAATGGTTGCCGGTGCACTCACTGCGCCACGTCCTGAAAATTACCCTGATAGAAAGCCAGTATGCGCTGCATAACTTCGCTCTTCCGGCACTCGCGACAGATTATGTTTAGGCGACTGTCGTAGCGACGTATTTCTCCGTCAGGTGATGACCAGATAAGGTCCGGATCAACCACAGCAGGTTTCTTCACCTTTGCCCTCGAGAGTTTTTTGCGGGCGTTTTGCCAGTCCTTACGCGCCTGTTCAGAGGGGAATAACCCGTAGCCGGAGTTGTATACATCGCCACTGGCTACCAGCTCTCTGGCAAGAACGCTCATCAGATATCTAGTCGCACCTGTTTTAGCTTCCAGTTGCCGTAACGTCTCACGGCCGCTCTGGCGCACGAGTTCCACCACCTGCCATTTAATTTTTTCCCGCTCTTCTTGTGTAAAAACTTTTGCCACAAGTCCCCCTTAAAATTACCTCATGACCTGAAATCAACACTTATCCTCTGAAACCAGGCGGAATTTCTGTATCCGGTTCAGAAATATGATTAACACAACGCTGTACAGGTGAACGTCCCAGGCGGATGACCAGTTCGTCCCATTTTTCGCGGAGCTTTGACGGGCTCATGATGTTTTTTACCCAGAATGGATCTCGCTGAACCCGACCAAACATTTCGCAAATTTGTCTGTGGCTTCTGCCATCCAGCATCCGCATTGTGCGCACGTCATTGGCCCAGGCAGTCCAGTTAGGCTCTTTTGGTCGCATGATCTCGCCATCATCACTGGCTGCCTGTTCGTAGAGACCCACGATCCGCCCCCAGATCCACTGCGCACACGCCAAATCCTCCCTGCTACCCCACTGGCGTTTTTTCGCACTAAACACAACCGCGTCGGAGTTCCGGGTTAAAAAATCCTGTTCAGTCGTCTGCGGGTCCGGTTGCGAAGCTTCCGGACGAAAAGTGTTTTTATTCTCTGTAGTAATCTCTGTTGAACCGCCCCGGGTTTCCTGGAGAGTGTTTTATCTGTGAACTCAGGCTGCCAGATCATCGTTTCCGATGGAAGCATAATAAGCTTTTTCTGCTTCTGCCGGAGGAGTATGGCCCAGCCTTTCCAGCAATCGTCGATTGTTATACCAGTCCACCCACGTGAGTGTGGCCAGTTCCACTTCTGCACGGTTTTTCCAGCTCTTACGGTGTATTACCTCCGCTTTGTAAAGACCATTGATGCTCTCCGCCATCGCGTTGTCATACGAGTCGCCTGTACTTCCTGTTGATGCCAGTAATCCGGCTTCCTTAAGCCGCTGTGTGTAGGCCAGCGATACATACTGAGAACCTTTATCACTGTGATGGACCGTGCCGGACGGTCGACGGGCCCATAACGCCTGCTCCAGTGCATCCAGCACGAATGTCGTTTCCATGGACGATGAGACCCGCCACCCCACGATGTATCCGGCAAACACATCAATGATGAACGCCACATAGACGAAGCCCCGCCATGTGCTGACGTAAGTAAAATCAGCCACCCACAGCTGGTCAGGTCGTTCTGCCACGAACTGACGGTTTACGCGGTCGCCTGCGGCAACGGCTTTCCGGCTGATGGTCGTACGGACCTTTTTACCCCGGAGAACACCGGCAAGTCCCATAACCGCCATGAGACGTGCCACAGTGCATCTGGCCACTCTGATACCTTCCCGTAACAACTGACGCCAGACTTTACGCACACCGTATACCTTGTGATTTTCATCGTATACGCGCTGTATCTCTTTCTTCAGCCAGTCATCGCGCTGCGCACGGGCACTGCGTTTATCCGGATGATGTCGCTGTTGCTGACAGTGGTAATACGTTGACGGGGCAATATGCAGTTCGCTGCATAGCGGTCCGACCCCGTACTGCTCACGCAGCTTATCCAGCAGTGGCATCATTTTTTCCAGAGGCGGTCGAACTCCGCCTTCGCAAAATAAGCGGAAGCCTGGCGAAGGATATCGTTACTGCGGCGCAGTTCACGATTTTCACGTTCCAGCTCTTTCAGACGCTGACGTTCAGCGGTGGTGAGTCCTCCATCACCGCCCCCGGTATCCCGCTCATGCTGGCGAACCCAGACACGCAGAGTCTCCGGCGTACAGCCAATCTTTGGAGCAATGGAACAAATTGTCGCCCATTGTGAGTCATATTCGCTCTGACTTTCCAGAACCATACGGACTGCCCGTTGACGGACTTCGGGGGAAAAACGAGTATTTTTAGTCATCCTGTTTACCTCTTTCTCAGGAAGTTTAGTCTCCAGGATTCCCGGGGCGGTTCACAGTTGTATTCTCTGTAAGATCATCAGGCCATTTTGACCCGATGACATTGGGTCGTTTTGAACCAATGGAGCGTTTCATTTTGACCTCTTCCATCGTGTCATTTTGACCTGATGGAGCGGCGCATTTTGAACCGATGGATTCGCTCAATTTGCCACCATCTAAAAGCTCGCTCCCATAGTTGATCGTGTAGAAATTGGTCATATCGCGCTTTGATTTATTGAGCTTTTCACAACGCAAAAGCCCCAGCGTTTTCAGACTTGCAAACGCGCGCTTTAACGTTGACTCTGACCAGAATGGGAACTGTTCCAGCCATTGTTCCGTTGTGTTATAAATCCAGCGAACACCATCACATTCCATGCCGGAGTTGGTATCTCTCAACCAGTAGTGCAGTTGTTGCAAAACAATGGCTTCGTTTAAGCCAATTTTCATTGCCAGTTGCGTGTTTATAACCAGTGGGCGTTCAGCAAAAAGAAGGCTCATAATTCCATCCAGCTTTTTGTTGGTATTGCTGTCGATACGCAAGTTTGAAAGCAATTGCTTTTTCTATAAGTTCGTCAGTTTCACGATCCACTACGGCAGGATCAGCAAAAAGCAGTCCGGACTCCACCACATCGCCATATTCTTTGTTTAACCCGGCGATCATGCACGTGATGCTTTTTCCGTCAGTAATTTCACGATACAACCTGAAATCATTAATCCGGATAGCCTCCATAATTGCAGGCACTAGCGCCGTGAACTTTTCACGCTTATCCCTGGTGTCGATAGCCTTCCAGCGTTCAAATATCTTCACTCGATTAACGCCAAGCGCTCGCTGATCAATCGCGCCACCTTCATATGTGACACGCTGAACATCGATGTTCGGGCGCTCTTTCAAAGCCCAGAATGCTTCAGTGATTAATATCGTCGCCTGCTCCTGTGTCATTCCTGGTCGACATATCCAGGCATCCAGAGCCTCACGAGCCTGTTCAGGAGTGATTTTCATTGTTCAACCGCCCCGCCCGCTTCGTCTTACGATATTCATCATAAACTTTGGGATCATACTGAAGCTCCCCGCCAGATGCCTCCTGTAGACGCATCGCGCGACCTTCGGGAACTAAATCCCCTTTCCAGCTATAAAGCGAAGCCAAACGAATACCTGCTGCTTGTGCAAGTTTTGTTTTTGAACCGAAATACAAAAGAGCGTCAGTTTTAAGCATTTAAAACACCTTTATTGTTAGTCATAACTAACAAGATAGATGTTAACAAAAACATAGTCAATACGATTTAGCATTAGCTAACTATGGAAACAAAAAATTTAACTATCGGCGAACGCATCAGGTATCGTCGGAAAAACCTCAAACACACCCAAAGGTCTCTTGCTAAAGCCCTGAAAATCTCCCATGTGTCTGTATCACAATGGGAACGGGGTGATAGTGAACCTACAGGGAAGAACCTTTTTGCCCTCAGCAAAGTATTGCAATGCTCACCAACATGGATTCTATTTGGCGATGAAGACAAGCAACCAACACCACCTGTTGAGAAGCCAGTTGCCTTATCCCCCAAAGAACTAGAGCTCCTTGAGCTGTTTAATGCACTGCCAGAATCAGAACAGGATACCCAGCTCGCCGAAATGCGAGCTCGAGTAAAAAACTTCAATAAACTCTTTGAAGAATTACTAAAAGCCCGTCAGCGGACAAATAAAAGATAACATCATCAATGAGTTATCTTTTACTACATCAATCATGTTAGCTATAGCATACAAAATTACTTGACCGATATGTTAGTCATGGCTAATCTTGTTTGCATCAACACACCGCACGGTGTTCTCAGCAAACAGTTCCGCTACCCCAGCGTTAAGGGGAAATGAGGTCAGCATGGATACTATCGATCTTGGCAACAACGAATCTCTGGTGTACGGCGTGTTTCCAAACCAGGACGGCACGTTCACCGCAATGACGTATACCAAAAGCAAAACGTTTAAAACCGAAAATGGTGCCCGTCGCTGGCTGGAAAGAAACTCAGGTGAGTGATATGGATTTCGACACAATCATGGAAAAGGCTTACGAAGAATACTTCGAAGGCCTTGCCGAAGGCGAAGAAGCTCTCAGCTTCAGTGAATTTAAACAGGCGCTTTCCAGTTCGGGAAAATCTAACGGCTGATAAGCGAAACAGCACCGCGAGGAATCAGTATGCAGAAACGAGAACCCGTCATCATCGCGCCAGACTATACCGATGATGAACTTTATGAGTGGATGCGCCAGAAAATTAATGCAGCGCAGGATCTGAAATGGGCTAATGAAGCCAGGGCTAAGCAGGCTGAAAATCTGTCCGCTCTGGAGCAGGATATCACCAATCTGGAAAAAGCAGCGGCATTAAGCATTGCCAGAATGATTACATACCCGCGTTAGTAGCTAATCAACAAAGCTAAGGTTAGTAATTAAGGAGTTCTCCACGGGTGAGGTGGAGTGCGTGCGCCGGACACGGGTGCGCATCCGGAACTGACAGTTTACTGAAAGGATATTTCCCTGAAAAGTCAGACCATAACGCGAAAGCGCACGGCGAGGTAGCTGGTTCATAGATAGCCTGTCGTTAAATTTTCGTCGACCGTGCGCTTCCGGTTGTGGCAACCCGCGAAATGGCGCGGCGGTAAGTATGGCGGGGTTATTCCTTCCCCGTTGAGGACACCGGGTTGTCAGGTTGACCATACGCTTAAGTGACAACCCCGCTGCAACGCCCTCTGTTATCAATTTTCTGGTGACGTTTGGCGGTATCAGTTTTACTCCGTGATTGCTCTGCCGCCCTTTTTAAAGTGAATTTTGTGATGTGGTGAATGCGGCTGAGCGCACGCGGAACAGTTAAAACCAAAAACAGTGTTATGGGTGGATTCTCTGTATCCGGCGTTAATTGTTAACTGGTTAACGTCACCTGGAGGCACCAGGCACTGCATCACAAAATTCATTGTTGAGGACGCGATAATGAAAACGTTATTACCAAACGTTAATACGTCTGAAGGTTGTTTTGAAATTGGTGTCACTATCAGTAACCCAGTATTTACTGAAGATGCCATTAACAAGAGAAAACAAGAACGGGAGCTATTAAATAAAATATGCATTGTTTCAATGCTGGCTCGTTTACGTCTGATGCCAAAAGGATGTGCACAATGAATTCAGCATTTGTGCTTGTTCTGACAGTTTTTCTTGTTTCCGGAGAGCCAGTTGATATTGCAGTCAGTGTTCACAGGACAATGCAGGAGTGT